TCCCCGGTTTCCCTGTCTTTTCCCGGACAGCAGTCAACAGTGACGCCTGCCCGGATATCTGTTAACGAATCTGACGAATACTGCCGCCAGATTACTGAAGCAACACAGCTGCCGCGGTAAAAAGAGCCACCACCCCACCCAGCCACACAAACAACATGAAACACATTGCGCCTGTGGTGTAACGCTTTCTCCCGTATCTCCGGTCTCTGTCTTTGTTCATCATCTGCACCTTCTGAATCATCAGAAGATGCCGCGCATCCGGCAGGACCGCCATCAGGCACCAACAAGCCGTCTGACACTCACACCATACAGCCCGTTTTTCGCCATTCCCGTATACAGAAAGGTATTCACCGTCTTTGTGTTAATACCCATTTCACTGGCAAGGCGACAGGGTCTCGACTGGCGGTAGACATAACCGAACATCACCACCATCTCTGACATCGTCAGCGGGCGGGCAGCACTGTTATACGTCCAGACGCCGTTGTGTATGGCATCACTTATCTGCTCACCATCACGAAGCAACTCCGCATCCAGTTGCAGAAAATGACGCCCCTGGAACATACACCGCATCAGCCTGCCCAGCAGGCCATCACTGATTATCAGCCAGGATTCGTCAAAGTCCGGGATATAACGGCGGTTCTCCGGCAGGAAAAACTCCCTCGCCAGTATCACACTGTGTTCCTTCAGCAACTGTTGCAGTCCATATTCCAGGTAGCGGTTCCTTGTGGCCAGAATTACCTTCATCGCAGCACCTTCCTGTTTTTATGCCCCATGAAAAACGGCAGACCAGAGTCCTGCGCCTGCCGTCATACTTCATGTCACCTTCAGCAATTAAAACTCGAAGTTCACACCAACGTTCCAGGAGGCATCGCCATCACTGAATGCCACGCCTGCTTTCGCTGCGGTCTGCTCGTTGAAGCGGTAACCCACACCCACCGCCAGTGCCTGCTGGTCGCTGTAACCACCAACCGCTGCCGTGGCGTTGAATTTACCCACACTGTACGGCTGGAACAGACCTGTCAGGGCCGCAGACTGTGCTGCTGCACGCTTCATTTCCTTGTGGTTTTCATTAATCTGGCGCTGCTGGCTGTCCAGACGTGCTGAATGTTGCTGCAGCGTACGGGTATTGGCTGCAATCGCCTTGCTGTTTTTCTCAATGGATTGCGTGTTACGGGTGACACGGCCATCAATGGCACCAACTGCTGCATCAATACGGTCAGTACGACCAGACAGGGCCACCAGACCATCGTTAACAGAAATGGTGTTCTTTGCACCTTCTGCACGGGTCAGGGTGCCATCAGAACTCACACCAACCAGTGTGCGGGATTCGACTTTTGCAGCTGTTGCAGCAGCCGCAGCATCAATCTTGTCGGTACGCGTGGTCAGTTTACCAAGATTTTGCTTCTGCGCTTCAAGCTCGCCTTTCTGAGCATCAAGCTCATTCGCAACAATGGTGGAGTGGGCGGCCTCCCCTGCCAGATAGCGCTGTAAAGACATGTGTTCTTCTATTTCACTCGGATCTGCTGCCACATTTCCATACTTATCCAGGCCGACGTTGGTTTTCATCTGCTGGATTGCTGAAACGCGGTTGTACAGGTCACGGATATTCTGTTCTGTCAGAAAAACTCCATCATTCTTACGCGCCAACAGTTTATCTTTCCCTGATGCCGCAGTCTTCATAAAATCATGAAGCTCTTTATCATAAACAGTAAATGTTGTCGAACCATCCGCAGAGGTAATTGTAACATTACCATTGACATCTATTTTACTTAGCGCCTGAATCGTTTCCCCCCTCTGCGATGCTATACTTCCGTCCTGCCCCCATTTTATATAAGCCGTTTTTGTAGCACCATCAAAATATATCCCATACATAGAACCTGAATTACCGTTTTCCGTTTTTAGCGCAGAATAATCCCCCGTAGCATCCTGTGTATCCTGTGCAAACGATACACAAGGAACAAACAGCGCTGAAAAAACTGCCGCAGACAAAACAGCCTTTGTAAACTTCTTGCTCATGTGGTATACCCTATAAAATTATCTGTATACAAATAAAACAGTTCAACATCGGATATATAAAGAAAATCTGATGTCTCGCCGCTCTCATGAGCTTACTCCTGAAGAAATTCCGAATTTTAATATAAAGTTTTTCGGAATTTCCTTACTATAACGTCGGTGATATCACGTTCGCGAAGGGGTATCCGCATTACGACTGGCCTGCCACTTATGCTGTCTCTTTATTCATCAACAATTTGTATACGGTTACATATTTAATTGTGAAGTCAGTCACAAAAAGAAGAAAGTCAAATAATCAAATTGTGCTTAACTGTTTACATCAGCACAATCTGATGACCATTGAAGGACGCACTAAATTATTTTCAGCAATCCCTCAGCCTACGAAAATTCTGTATTTGATGATTGTTTTATTTGCTCTCTTTTTATGCAGCCATTCTGTTGCTTATAAAAAAGCACCACTATCCGCGCCCTCATCTCAATATCTTTGTCGCCGGATAAAAATAACTATCAACCACAAGTATCATGCTCTCGGGGAGCGCGCACTCCCCCACTTTTTTTATCCCTGACAGGGTCAGGAGGCCGTTGCATCTCCTTTAATTATCATTGCCAGATTATTTCCTCGACCTGAGTATTCTTTATTTAGCCATAGCTTTGTAGCAAGGGGCTGGAGCGCCCCTCTTTTTTTCACCTGTCAGCCATGCCGACCTTATACGCCAGTATAGCTTCCGCATCATCCAGCGCTTCAATCTCTTTTTTCATCGTGCGCTGTCTGACATGAATTTCCAGACCTTTGGTAAACATCGCCTGCTCTGCAGCAGCACTCAGAGCAATCAGTGTTTCAGCGTCCATCGGTACGTCATTATTGTCCGCATCCGTCCAGAAAAACGCCTCCGGCAGTATTCCTGCTTTCGCGGCAGCCACTGACGGCTCAAGACGCGCCTGTGTCTGTTTGCCGTAGTCCCATTTACGCCCATTGTGCTCAAACGTGTAGTTCGCCGCTTCCATCGCATTACGCCAGGCGTTGATCCCGGCGGTTTTGAGTTCTCTGGCTTTTTCCGGGCTGATGGATGGCTGTACATATTCTGCAATTTCACCGGCCTCTCCTCTCAGACAAGCGGCATAAATATCCCGCCCGTATGCTTCGGTATCGCTGGCTGTTGCAGTGAAAGGAACCGCCTGCTCAATGTGCTCAAACTTCACCATGCAATTGACAGCAGTGTGCTCTTTATCTGCCCATTGCGGATTGCTTATTTTTTTCCACATTCATGTTCATCTCCTGTCTGTCAGTATGCGCGCTGGAACAGCCCGATGCCTTCATTGTCATTTGTCGACGTAATTTCATTACACACCATCCATGACCCCGGAACTGAGGATAGGTTGCCGTCAATGCCATCGGTGTTAGCTTTCATATAGTTTCCGTTTTCGTCTTTGATTAGGGCGCATCGCTTAAGGCGTGAACCCGATACAGTTTCTCCTGGCTGATAGGTTCTGCCGATGTCGGTTATATACGGGCCTAGTGCGGCAATAATGTATGTTCCGATGCTGTAAATTTCCCCGGGTACCAGCCTTCCGGTTGGCCCTTGTGGTCCCTGTGGTCCCTGTGGTCCGGTTTTACCATCCAACCCGGGCGGTCCCATCGGCCCTCGCCCTCCGGCAGGGCCCCGTGGCCCCGGAACACCCTGCGCCCCCGCTGGTCCCCTTTCACCTCGTGGCCCTGCCGGACCTGCCTTACCTTCCGCTCCGGCGGTACCATCCTTTCCTGCGGGGCCTGCATCACCTTTGGGACCAGCTGCACCAGCCGGTCCCCGTGGGCCTGCGGGCCCCACTGCACCAGGTGCGCCAGGTTCCCCCCTGTCCCCCTTCGGTCCGGGGACTGCTGCCCGGGTTGCTGCCTCTTCTGCCTTCGTTTTTGCTGCCTGCACTTCTGCCATTACCGCTTTCACAGCCTTTGGGGTTGCCGCTTTTGTTTCATCATCGCTGTTGGTATCGCTGCTCAGCTGTACAACACCTTTCTGTGATGTGCTGGCATCCGGAACACTGGCGACACTGCCTGCGGGACCCGCAGGACCTGTTGCGCCGGGTTCACCTTTATCCCCTTTCGGGCCGGTTTGCCCTGCCGGACCCTGTGGTCCGGGTGGTCCGGGTGGTCCGGCCTCTCCACGTGGGCCGGTGTCACCTTTCGGCCCCGGCGGTCCGCCCGGGTCACCTTTATCGCCCTTCGGTCCCTGTGGACCTGTTTCTCCCCGTTCTCCCTTTGGCCCCGGCTCACCTTTTGGTCCGACCGCCCCCGTTGCCCCGGCTGGTCCCTGTGGCCCTGTGGCACCCTGTGGACCTGTGTCCCCCTTCTCGCCCGCCGGTCCCCGGGCATTCTCTGCCCGTTTCTTCGCTTCCTCTGCACTCGCCGCCGACGCTTCAGCACGCTTCAGGATTTCCGCTGCCACCGCTTCCAGCTCTGCAAGCGCTTTCGGGTAATACTGCGCCTCATCCTGTTCCATCAGAAATTTATTCAGCGTTCCCGGCTCAGAATCCGCCTTCACCAGAATGTCACCCACATACGACGGGGCGTACCCTTCCGTGTTCAGCGTCACCCGGTACCACCCCGGCTCCACATCAAAACTGTAACTGCCGGTTTCCCCCGGCTGCCCCTGCGCCACCGTGGTGACTATCACTGTCTCTGTGGTGCGTCGCGCTTTCAGCTCTATGGTGCATCCCGGCACCGGCTTCCCGGTGCCGTCCTTCAGCACGCCCGATATTCTGACTGTCATAGATTTCTCCCATAAAAAAAACCGCAGTACCGGTTACCCGGTCTGCGATCAGGGGTATAAATTGTGACTGGCTGGTGTTAAAGGGTGCCGTCAGTCAAAGGCACCCGTGGATAATGTACGATGTCCGGCTTTTGTCGTTTTCCGGCAATCACGAACAGATGGATGAAACCTCACTATCCACCTGTCACGATGCGGTATCAAAATCGTCTGTATAGGATTTCAGGTAAAACAGAACCGGGTCCGGGATCCGAATTTGACTCGTATCATGAAGTATTGAACCACCCCTGTAAAAAAGCACACCTGCTTCATACCTGAATGTAATTTCAACCCGCGCATCACCCTGTCCGGCAGGAATACCCCATGAGCCTGACGCACTTCCGCCAACATCAGAATATACCGGCTCATATCTGCTGGCGTTTTTGGAAATCTGGACCTCCCGCTCCCCGGTTTTGACTTTGCCTGACCTGGCATGAACGACAACTTTGTCATTTATCTTCATGATGAATTCACCTCTGGAAAATGAATACGCCATAAGCATAAGCTTGCGATCAAACGGCATGTTGTCTTTCAGCAAAATCATTTTCTGAAAAGTCAGCTGGTTCTGAGTCATTACGCCCTGCCCCATATCAACCGTGTATCCCTTGACGATATCACCAATGATTCGGTCAGCGCTCATCGTTCCATTAATGGTGCAGTCTTCCGCAATCGTCACGTTATTCAGCGTACCGGAACTGGCACTGATATTCCCGCTGATATCGGCATTACGGGCCGTCAGCCTGCCGTCCGGCGTCAGGGAGAATGCCGGGGGATTGCCGCCGCTGGTAATGGTGGGGGCGGTAAGAACCTTTATCAGGGCCTCATTGATAAACGTCTGTCCCCCCTGCGTGACCAGTGCGGGTGTGGTATCACCATTCTCCGGATTAATGAATGCCACACGGTCCGCTGCCAGCAGTATCTGGCTCTGCATCCCGTCAGGGGTGTTCTCAATACCGGCACCGATACCGGCAATATAGCGACGACCATCCTGCATCTGCTGTAGCTTCACCGCCCACATGCTGTTCAGGTCATTATTTGTGTCCGTCTGCACACGCTGGATTTGCTGTATGGTGGCGTTCTGGTCCTCCAGCGTTTTACTGACCGTCTGCGTGATTTCATTGCGGGTTTCGGTGATGGTGGTCTGCATTTCCGCCATCTCGTCCTTCAGCTGACTGTTGTCAATCTCTGCCCACAGCGCCTCTGCCAGATGCGTTTTTCCTATCTTTTCCCGGAAAAGTTCCAGATAGCCCGCAGCATCATTGCTCGCCCGTCCACTGGCTTCCACAAAAGCAGATTTACCCACCAGGTTGACGCTGCGCACATAAAACCAGAAATCCTTTCCGGGCTTAATGTGCGGACCGGAGACACTCCACTGACTGCCGGTCCCCAGATAACGGGCAGAGGTTTCCACCTGTGCGGCGTCTGCAATTTTTGCCTCCGAAAACCAGAACTCAAACTGCACCGTCGGGTCATAAATGGTCAGTTTCGGGACTGCCGTTATCTGAAAATACCCCGGCGTCAGTTCAACACCGGCAGGCGCTGCCGGTGCGTTAATCCGGAACGTGGTGGTGGCGGGTTCGCCCTGCTGGCCATAGCTGTTAATCGCCCTGACCGTCAGGGTGTATTCCCCGAGAGGCAGGCCACTGAAACGGTGCTCCGTATCGGCAGTGATGGCGGTGGTCAGCAGGCGGCTGTTCTCACCGCTTCCACTGGTCAGGCGCAGACTGAAGCGCACGCCCTTCACCACCCGCGGCGTGTCCCATTTCGCCAGCGCCAGATACTGGCCGTCAGCTGCGCTCACCTCCACCGTCAGGTGCTGCACTGCCGGTGGGATAACGCTGTTCAGGGTGCCTGACTGCGGCTCAAAGCGGGCTCCGTTATCCACAATGGCTTCTTTTTCCGGTACGTGCTGCACCGCCGTGATGGCAAAGGTGCCGTCCGTGTTTTCCCGGATGGCCACACAGCGGAACAGGCGACGGCGCAGTGACGGCAGGGAGAGTCCCCACACCCCGTATGTCTCCACACCATCAGGCAGGGTACTGACCTGTATCCGGTCCGGCGCGGGGTGTGCGGTGATGTCCACACTCACCGGCTTACCGCTGCCGTTAATCAGGTTCACCGTCGATGCACCTGTCCCCGGAAGTGTCACTTCACGGTCCAGCGTCAGGGTGCGGGTGGCAGCATCGATGGACAGGACACGTCCGCCGGTCAGGGTCCCGGCATAGTCGTTATCACAGATTTCAATAATGTCACCGGGTGTGTGCCGCAGCCCCTGAGACCCGAGTGTGAAATCCACCGTCTGCGTTTCCAGCAGTTCGGTCTTTATCACCCACAGCCCGGCACGGTGGGCCTGACCGCGGCTGGTACAGCCGAACGCGTCCATCTTCAGCAGGTTGCGTCCGTAGCGCAGTATGGCTTCCGGGTCTTCCACCAGTTCCGTGGAGGTCTGCCAGCCGTTCTGCGGGTCGGTGTAATTCACCTCCACCGCCGTGTGCCGGTCCTTCAGGGCACTGAAGCTGTAGCGGAACCCCACGCCGTTATCATCCACCACCACATCGCTGTTGGTGTACGGCCACACCACATCCGACGGGCGGTCCTGAACGAACGTCAGCGTCTGGCCGTTCCATACCGGCATACAGCGCATCGCCGAGCAGAAATCACTGAGAACGTCCCACGCCTTACGCTGTTGTGCCAGGTACGCATTAAAGGTCATCCGCGGCTCTGTGCCCCCGAATCCATCCGGGACCGTCTGGTCGCAGTACTGCCCGATGGCATACAGCGCCCACTTGTCCACATCCGCCGCCCCCAGGCGTTTTCCCATCCCGTAGCGCGGGTGAGTCAGCATGTCCCACAGGCACCAGGCCGGGTTGTTGCTGTATGCCGGTTTCAGACTGCCGTCCCAGATACCACTGTACGTGCGTTTTTCCGGGTCATAGTTTGACGGCACCTGGATGATGCGACCGCGGATATGGTAGTTCACCGTCATCTGCTGGCCGCCGAACTGCTCCGCATCCACCTGCAGCCCCACAATGGCCGTGTTCGGGTAGCACTGTTTCACATCGATGATTTCGGTGTATGACGACCAGAGCGTCTTATTCTGCAGCTGGTCCGTGGTGCTGTCCGCCGTCTCCCTGACCATCCGGATGTTAAAGGGGCGGGGAGGCAGATTATCCAGAATCACCGACGCAAGGAACTGTGAGGTGGTCTTGCCGTTAATGGTGACATCCTTTTCCGTCACCCAGTTACCGTTACGCAGTAACTGAATCAGCAGACGGACAGAGGACGGATTACGGTCACCCTTTGACGTGGTCTCCACCAGTGACTGCACCCCGAAGGTCACCCGCAGGCGGTCAATGTTCGCTGACGTAATGGTGCGTGTCACCGGTTTTGCCCTGGTCACTTCCACACCCAGTACAGTTTCAGAGCCGGAGGACTCAAAGCCTTCCGGTGGTGTCTGCTCCTGCTCCCCGGCGCGCCAGACCGCGGTCACACCGTGTATCACGGGATTACCGTCCGTGTCCGTCAGCGGGGTTTTGTTCACCAGAATACTCTGCAGGCCTTTCACCGGACCTTCAATGGGTCCCTCACCAATCGCATCAATCACGCTCATCATCTGCGTGGATTTGAGGTTGTCTTTCGCCTCACGCGGTGTGTGCGCCCTGCCGCCACCTTTGCCCATTACATCACCTCTTACCGTGATAATTGTTCACTCACAAAAACAACAGGCACCTCACCGGGTGCCTGCGTCATGACGGAATAAAATTTCTGAATATCTTCACATTTTCACACACTGACTGTGGCGCTTATAATTTCGCTGCGTTAGTTTTTTTTGCCCGAGTAACAAAAACAACTCCTTAACATTAATCTTCATTTGTCTGTCCCCGCAGCTCCGCGATCACTGCGGGATTTTTTTATGTTTTATCCCTGTCGACCAATAACCACCACCTTTCCGCCCCCGCCTTCATCACGGGTGCTGATGTCCTGAGAGATACGTCGTGAACCAACCAGCATTTCCCCGTAAGGCACCGGCATCGGGTTGCCCTGGGCAATCATGTTATCCAGTGAGGAAAAATACGTGTTCTGTTTACCGTTATCCGTTGCCCGGTAATCCGGTGTCTTTGCCTTCGGGGCAAGCATCTGCGCCACACCACCCAGAATCATGCTGGCACCCAGTGAAAACAGCATCGTGGTGGCAGAAAAACCACCGGCTGCCAGGGCTGAACCCCATAACGCCATTGATGCCCCGGCCGTGAAGAAAGACCCCACAATGGCAGCTGCCCCCAGCACAATCTGTAGTCCGCCCTTTCCGGCTCCGGCCAGTCGCGGCACAATATGGATAACCGTTCCCTCACCCAGTGGTTCGTGAAGGCGGGCATACACCGCCTCCGGTGCCGTATCCTCACCGGCAATGCGTATCTGGTACCAGCCTTCGTTCATCTGACGGCGGAATCCCGGCACCTGCTGCGACAGGGCGCGGATGGCTTCCGCCGCCGTGTTCACATACAGGCTGAAGCGGCGGCCAAATCGTTGTAAATCCCCGTGAAGGCAGATGTGTGCCAGTGGCGGTGACGCCAGACAGAATGCGTTCGTCGTTGCCATTTTTCGGAATACCTCTCCCGTTTACTCAGTTGTTCAGGCAGATGGTGAAGCAGTTCACCGTTGCCGCAGTAAATGGCGGCATGATTAGCCACCGATGCGCCGAAGCAGCACAGCAGGATATCGCCCGGCAGTGCAGAGGACAGGGGCACCCGGTAAAAGCCCGTTGCCTCCATATTGTCCAGGTAAAGGTTCTGACCGTTGCACCACCAGTCATCCTCACGGTGAAAATCCGGCATATCAATGCCTGCCAGATGGTATGCATCCCGGAACAGCGTGTAACAGTCCGTCACCCCGTGCGCAAAGCGCCGTCCGGTCAGGTGCGGAACGCAGCGGAATTTGTGAATGTCACCCCGGCAGACCAGCCACCAGGGCAGGGCACTTTTTATCTGCAGTCGCCGGTCTGCCTCACTCAGCCAGGGCAGACCACCGGGATGACTGTGGACCAGCGCCACAATCTCACCCTGCATCTCCGCCCGCAGCCAGTCTTCCGGGGCAATACGAAAATACGCCTCCGGCGCTGCGGAGATATTCACACAGGGCAGGTACCGCTCGCCCTCCGTCGTGGTTATCACGAAGCCGCACGACTCCGCAGGCGCACACCGCCGGGCATGCGCCAATATATTGCTATAGAGCATGAGAACTCCTGATAAAAAACCCAGCCGAAGCTGGGTTTGTTAAGTTGTCAATTGTCAGTAGCGATGCAGTGAAGGCGGCAACTCTTTGTTCTTAAGCCTTTCCCACGCCAGAAGGTTCGTCGGCCCGTCAGGCTCATAAATATCTATATCCCGCGTGTGATTAATTAAAACGCCCCTCGCCCTCCCGATGGTATACGAGAACTCATAGCCGTAGTCGTGGCATATGCCGGAATAGCCAGACTGAATCAGTTTTAATGCGGGATACAACTCACGGAACAATGCCTGTGAGCGGTTAGCATAATCCCATAGCCATACAAGGCTGTTTGCTTCTTTTGCGGAAAGCTCGTTGGTGCTCTTCTCTTGTTTGCCGATTAACTCTCCTTCAAGCGGAACGCGAGCAGCAAGTGACAGAGCTTCGGTAAACTGCTCCTCGCTGATTTCTTTGTACGAACATCCAAAATGTGATTTCAGTGACGACCACATGGTGATCATCGCCTTCGCCTGTTTTTCCTTTGGCAGAGACTGACCGCGACTCATGACGAGTTGTTTAATGGCTTCCTGCTGTTCAGTAGTGATTTTCCCCGGCAACGCCTTTTTAGCTTTCAGTGTATTTCCGTAAGACCCCGTTTTACGAATGGATGGCAAAACTTCAGCTGTCACCCATTTGCGGAATTTGTGCGGGACTGAACCTTTATTGACGGCATCGCGGCAACGCAGAACCAATGTATACATACCTGATTCGCTCACAATGCTTAAATTCTGCTCACCACCAAGGGTGTAACTTAAAGTTACTCCCTTTTCATCGTCATCAAGTGCAGTAAGCGCCTTGCGTGAGTTAGTCAGATTTAAAGCATCACAAACATCTTTTGCTACAAACCACGGCTCACCGCACTTGTTGATGACGCGGATTTCACTGTCGCCGAATTTGAAGATGGTGAAATCGTTTTGTGCCTTTGCTATACTTTTCATGTCAATATTTCCTAATCCGATTTGTTGATACCGAAGCCCTGACTGTTACAGCAGTTGGGGCTTCAACTTTTTAGGCTGCGAATAAGACGCTGCACTATTTCTGAATTTAAAGACCTGCCCTCCTCCTTAGCCTTTTCCTTCAATTTTTCTTTAATCTCTGGCGGGATACGAATCCCTAATGGAGCGATATCTCTAACTTTCATTTCTTTCCCAATTGCTACACCGTGATAACTAAATACTACACCGTGCTTATTTAAAGTCAAAGTTTTTTTGCCTACACTGTGTAGCAATGCTACAGCGTGCAGGAGGAAAAATGAAAGGTGCAAGAGATATCAGTCCCTTGGGAATTAGGATTCCAGACTATTTAAAGAAACGCATTCAGCAGGAAGCGGATAAAAACGGCAGATCAATGAACTCAGAGATTGTGCTTATCCTTCAAAAACATGTTGATAATCTTGATGGCCCTCGCTCACTTGAAGGATTCGCTAACCAAGAAGCTGACAAATTCAAAGAGGCGCTGCTTGAGACGCTAAAGACCATGTATGGTAAGGATGAAAAATAATGCTGCACACAATTCATTTCTTATGCCCCGTTAACACTGCCACTGTTGGGCAACTTCAGAACCACTGTCTCACCGCATTATCTCAAGGCGCAACTGAATTAAATATCCATATATCAAGTCAGGGAGGGGAAACTGCCGCTGGCTTTACTGCGTATAACTTTCTTAAGTCACTCCCTGTTACCGTTAGAACTCACAACATAAGCAATGTTGAATCCATAGCTAATATCGTTTTCCTGGCTGGCTCAGAACGTTTCGCAAACCCATTATCAAGATTCCTGTTACATCCTCTATTATGGGTCTTTGCCACCCCAGCCGCCGACCATGCCAGATTGAGAGAGTACGGGAAATGCCTCGATAACGATCTTGATCGCTTCGTTGAGACGTTCAATATCGACATCGGAACCCATATTAGGTGGGCATCCCTGATAGCAGACTCGACCATTTTGGATGCTAACAAGGCTCTTGAGCATGGCATAATTAATTCCATAAAAACTGCAAGGCTGGTATCCAATCAGGCAAACTGGTGGGTTGTTTGATGGGTAAATCATGATTGCTCCTTATAAAAAAACCACCTGACGGTGGGCATAATCCATTACTGCGAAAGTTTATTAATGGAAAGGAAACCGCCAAAATTGCCGACATTCCTGCGCAGTTCACACCCGCGCATGCACTTGCTGCATCTGTCCTTACGGATATCGGTGGTGGGTTTATCGAACTCATCCGCCACAGCCCCGCCCGTGTAACCACACTCATCAGAGCGGTAAGTCCACATACAGGTATTCGCCAGCATAATGCGACCGGGAAACAGCGCCCCGTCCGTCTCGGTCGGTGTGGCCAGCACAAACGAGGCCGTCATGGCTGTGAGCTGCGACATCTGCTCCACCACCCAGCGGTCCGTCAGCTCCTGCTCCGGGTCAGCCTCCGGATTGCCTGCCACAAAATTCACCGCATCCAGAAAACGCGCATACACCCGGCGACGAACCACCGTGGCCCCCACCAGGCTCTGCAAATCCTCCGCCATCCCGGTGACCAGCCCGAACAGATTCGACACCGTCAGTGACGGGCGGGCACTGCTCCCTTTCCCGTTCATCTCAAAGCCGCTGCCGTCAATCGGGTACGCCTCATACTTCCGCCCCTGCCAGGTGACCGGCTCCCCTTTTTCATTCAGCTCATTACAGAAAAAATACCGCTCACCGCCCTGTACCGTCAGGTCGATTTCCCAGAGTACCACCCGCGGTGACTGCTCTGATTTAACCGACTCATTCAGGCTTTCTTCGTTGATCTCCTGCATAAACATCCACCCATAAAAAAAGGGGCGCAATGCGCCCCTGATAAAATAGTTCAATTAAAAAATCAAAAACGATGAAGGTAATAAAATGAAAATTAAATCAGCTAATAGCTGATCGCAGTGACCAGTGGAAATATAACTTCCACTGATACAGGCCATCTGTGAGGGCAGATGGCCTGTATTTATTTACCAGTAATCATCAGAACTGATAAGTCATACCAACAGCAACGATATCATCCGTTGCAATGCCCGCATCCCTGGTAAACTTATTCTCATCAACCAGATTGATTTTATAATCAACATAGGTGGACATATTTTTATTGAAGTAATATTTCGCACCTACGTCAACATACTTAACCAAATCCTGGTCACCATAGTTTTTACCACCTACAATGACATCCTGAGCACGAGACTGCAGGAATGCCAGAGATGGACGCAGACCGAAATCAAACTGATACTGCAGTACCGCTTCAAAGTTTTGCGCTTTATCTGCAACTCCTTTATCACCAAAGGTCGTCAGATTCTGAGTTTCGGAATATGTTGTAGCCAGGTAAAGGTTGTCAGCATCGTATTTTAGTCCGACTCCCCACATCTCAGCGTGTTTACCTTTTGCAACACTACCGGAATCAACAACGATCTGCTTTTCAGTCACTTTACCGGTTAAAGGATCAGTTTGTTCAATCGTCAGAGTACCATTCAGACCTTTTTCCTGATTATTGGTTCGGTCCGCATTAATATATGCGGCAACGATACCAAAACCTTCATATTCATAACTGGCTGAGAAACCGTGACCATCACCATTAGCTTTCCGGAGATCACCCCGATCATTTTTACCCTGGTACTGTGCCGCAAAATTCAGGCCATCGACAAGCCCAAAGAAATCTGTATTACGATAGGTTAATACCCCGGAAGTACGGGCTGTCATGAAGTTATCGGTCTGGGTCCAGCCATCACCGCCAAACTCTGGTAATACGTCAGTATAAGAACCAACATCGTACGCAATACCATAGTTACGACCATAATCAATGGTGCCAAACTCACCAAACTTCAGACCTGCAAATGCAAGACGGGTTTTATTACCCGCAGCACCCTCTGATTCAGCTTTATTACCAGAGAACTGATATTCCCACTGACCAAAACCAGTCAACTGGTCATTAATCTGAGTTTCACCTTTAAAGCCCAGACGTGCGTATGTCTTATCTCCATCATCCCCCTTATCACTGGAGAAATAATGGAGTGCAGTTGCACGCCCATACACATCAAGTTTATTGCCATCTTTATTGTATACTTCTGCAGCCTGCGCCCCCGCTGCAAAAATTACAGCTGCTGCCACAGCTGAAAGTGCCACTGTCATTTTTTTCATGATTTAATCCTTATTTAAACTGAACTATTCATGCATAGAGATGTCATGAACAAAACTCAAAATATTGTAAATTAAATTACGGGTTCAATTTTTATTTTGTTTCAAAATGTAAAAAAACAACTTTGATAGCACTTTATGTCAAGACAAAACAAAAATAACAAGCAAGCAAATTAATAAACGATGCTTTTAGGTTTTTTCTCAAAAACTTATCTTATTACCTGTTCCATCATACAACTGAAATCGCTGTACCTGGCGTTATCCGTAATACTCCACTCCCGGCACACCACCCTGACCGTCCGGTTATGTTTCGGCGGTCGCCACAAAAAGGCACGGTAACCACCATGCCACGATAAAAATTCATCCAGCCAGCGCCGGGTCGCCTCATCCGTCACCCGGAACACTGCCTGAAATGTCTTCAGTCTGGCATTAAGTCCCGTCGGTCGGCGCTGTTCATAACCGTCACCAAACCGGACCCTCACCACCGACGGTTTCTCACTCACCTGCATCCCTTCACGCGGGACCAGATGCAGCGTTTTTATCTCAGCCACTCAGCATTCCTCCGTCTCGTCGCATGGACAGCATCACCGCCTGCACCCGCTGGTCAATCAGCTGAACAAGGCTGCCTGCCGCCTCCGGCCCTATCTGACCGTTGGCCCCGTCATTCTGAATGGCGATGTGGTAGACCGGGGAATACACCAGACCCGCACTCCCGTTCATCCTGCCCACGGCACGTACGCCCAGCGAGCCATCCGCCGCCCGGGTCAGGGGCATTATGGCTTCAGGTCCGGCTTCCCCCATCAGCCCGGCCCCTTTTGCAAAGGCAAAGTACGTGGGCGTATCCACAATGCTGTTGCTGTACGCACTCAGGTTTGCCGAGGTATACACACCGCCTTTTGCATTCGCCATCGCGCCGCTCAGCCAGCTGCCGATACTGCCCGTTATTCCCCCTGCACCGGACATGCTGTTTGCCGCCATCTTAATGCCGTTGACAATGGCCGCATTCATAAGAACTTTTGATATTTCCTGCAGTACGGATGAGGCCCAGTTGCGCCATTCCACTTTGTTTCCGTTCAGCATCTCCGTGATGTTATTCACCAGTCCTGAAATCCCCTCCGTTGCCAGCTGTGCTGCCTGAGAGGCGTAATCGGATGCACTGTCCACCCAGTTACTGAGCCCCTCCTGCAGCCCTTTCTGCCAGTCCGCACGTTGTTCATCCGACCGGGCATAAAAGGCTTCCTGGTCTTTCAGGCGTTCGCTCAGATACTGCGCATTCTGTGCCAGTGCCTGTCTGTAAAAATTCTCACTGATATCCCCGGTCTGATACTGAGACTGAAGGTCCGCATCCTTCTGGCGGAAACTGTCGCGGATCTGCTGCAACTCCCGCATGCGTTCCCTGGCTCGTTCCCCCTGCCCGTATCCCAGCAGTTCAGCGTCATTTGACGCACGCGCAGCCGCATTCTCATTCTTCAGTGTCTCCTCCCGGGACTGCAACTGTTCCCGGATTTTTTGCTGGTCAATCAGGGCAGCATTGCGCAGCAGTTCCTGCTTCTGTATCTCCGTCAGGGTTTTCAGTTCGCCCTGCGCTGTCTGGTATTTCAGCTTCGCCAGCTCTGTATTCTGACCCGCCAGTGCCAGTTGCTCTTTCTGCTGCTTCAGCAGCCGGGAAAAACTGTCTTCTGCTTTTTCCGTCTCTGATTTTCTGCCCCGGGATTTGGGTTTATTCGCCTCGTTATTACGCCAGGCTTCCAGGGCATTACTGATGTAACGCTGTCGTGCCTCCTGATATGAATCCCCCACAAAACCAAGGTCATCCGTCGCATATCCCAGCCGGGCGCGCTCTTTTTCTTCCCCTTTCAGTCGTGACAGGGCCAGTTGACGCTCCGTGTTATTCAGGGCGCTCTGCTGTTTATTATCCAGAGTAGCCTGTGGCAGTCGCAGCGGTACACTCACCAGTCCCTGACGCTGCTCCAGCAGTTCATTACCCAGCCCCAGCAGGCGGTTGAACTCCGTATGCTGGCCGTTCATGACCAGCAGTGACTGATACGCTTTATTCTGCTCTGCCGCCTGCTGACGAATTAACGCCACACGGCGATCTTCCAGTCCGGCAAGCACATCCTGAATGGACTGCGCCTTTTCCTGCATCTGTGCCAGACGGGACTGCTCAACAGCAAGCTGCTCTGTTGCCTGAGCAAGCCCTTCCGTTACAGTTTTCACCGAGGTCAGATGGTTTATCATGAAGCCGTTACCGGTCGTCCAGCCCGGATTAGCCAGCACATACTGATACCCGGCGATTTTTTCCTGCAGGGATTTCACCCGGCTGGCGTGCTCATCAATCAGCCTGTTCTGCTCTGTCAGCGCCTCCCGTGTTCGCCCTTCATTATCTGAGGCTTCAGGCAGAGACATTGACGGCATTTTATGTGCGATTTCATCAATCGTCAGTGCATACTGGCGCGCAGACTCCCTGGCCTGCTCCTGATTCTGGTACAGCGTGTACCATGCGGCAGCTCCCAGCATCACCAGTCCGGGTACGCCTCCAGCCAGTCCCAGCGCACCGCTCATCAGACGTGAGCCCACCGCCGTTGTACTGTTCAGCGCATTCTGGGCGGCGGTTCTGGCTGCAATATTTCTGTTCAGACGTTCCTGTGTGACCGCCAGACGGGCCTCTGCGGCAATCTGCATCTCCGTCCCGCGGGCTGCCGCCACAGCCTGCTGAGCCCGGTACACGGCTGCCCTTGCCCGCGCCGTGGCAATCTGTGTTCCCCTTAACTGGGCCTCAGCCAGTGCCACTTCATTACGTGCGGCGGTCACAAGTCCTGCCGTCGCAGACATCGCTCCGGAGGCCAGATTACCAAAGTACCGGGCCACCCCGACGGCAACCAGCACACCGGCTGCTGACGCCACATTATCAATATTACCGGCAACACTGTTCAGCACACCAGAGAGCGTTTTTGTCGCACCGCTGGCTTCATTCGCGCCACCCACCCAGGCCATAAAAGCGTTTTCCACCTTCGTGATACTGCCGGACACCGTTTCCGGCATGGCCACATATTCATCACGTAATGCGCCCAGCTGGCTGATTAACGCCGGGACAACTTTATCGGTGGTCAGTTTGCCGTCGTTCGCCATCGCCTTCAGGTCTTTACGCGCCACGCCCAGTCCCGCTGCCAGTGCCCGGATCACCCGGTCACCATTTTCATTAACCGAATTAAATTCCTCGCCGCGCAACACACCCTGTGCCAGCGCCTGACTGAACTGGGTGATCACCGAACCCGCCTCTGCCGTACTGGCACCAGAAATTTTCAGCCCCGTGGAAATGGCTTCCGTCACCTTCAGGACATCACCGGCACTGTAACCATATTCACGCATTGAGGCCGCAGAACGGGCAAACAACGCCGCATTATCCGAAAATGACGTCCCCGTCCGCTGGCTGATATCCATCAGCACTTTCTGTGATGACGAAAACTCATCCGATGACTGCGACGCCTGTTTCAGACGGGCATTCACGGAGCTCCATTCATCCGCCAGCGAGATCAGGTGTCCTGTGGCAAAGGCCCCGGCAAACGCTCCCACCGTTCCGACAGCCGAAGCGCGGATCTCCGTCAGCTGACTGTTCAGCTCCGCCAGGGCGCGCCGCTGCTCCCGGGCCGCTGCGGCAGCCTGACGCCCGCCATTCTGCAGGGTACGGTAATATTCACTACCCATACGGGAAGCCCGCTGGATCTCCGACTGGAATGACTGTGAATTTGCCGAAATTTTGATAATCAGTTCACGTAACGTCGCCATTCACCTTTCTCCGGGCGAAAAAAAACCTGCCGCAGCAGGTTTTATTCATCAGCAGATTATTGATTAAGTTTCGGGTACCAGCCCGGGATTCAGACTTCCCGGACTCAGTGTATACATGCCGCCATTGAATGGGTCCACAAGCAACCAGCCAACAATACCACCAAAGACAAAGTTACCACCAATATACCAGCCATTAGCCGATGCCTTGATCGGCAGCGTTACGGGCTGATAATTCTCTTTACTGAATGTGATCTGATAACTCTTTTTCCCGAAGTAACTGCCATCTGATTTTTCAAGTGTTACATTCTGCGGTGTTTTACCCGAAGAAATTGTTTTCCCTGACTCATCTTTAATAATAAAATCCGCGCCAGCCGGATTACTGTTTACCTGTACAGTCTGCGTTTTATCTCCGACAATGGTTGCACACCCCGTCAGAAAAAAACTTACAGAGAAAATCAACAACATGAATTTCTTCATAAAATAACTCCATTCAGTTAATTTCCCCCAAAAATACTGTAATAAATACCCGCAAGGTTGACATTAATTCTCTGAGGCAAATAACAGAGCATTTTCCAGCTCTGCAAACGGATCCATCTCCTGCTTGTCCTCATCCTCGCCCCAGCAGAGCATGGCATCCTTCAGTGCAACGTTCATTCCCTGCGCCCCGAAAACCGCTTTCACGATCTGCGCATTACGGATATCCCCGCGCTCATCGCCCAGCGGAGACACCCTGTCGAACTCCATCCACATCATCGCTTCACTCGCACTCAGGCTATGCCGCAGTTCGGATAACGTGCGCCCCAGACGGAGCGCAAGTCGCATCAGAAAGCGTATTTCCGGGCGGGCTACTTTTTTCTGGCCGCCTCTGCATCAGCGATCAGATCCAGTGCCTGACGCAGCAACCGGGCATGTACCGGACCATAGACGACCAGCACCTGCTCCCGATCGTCCGCAGTGAACACCCGCTGCAGATCCGTATCACACAGCACATCGCAGAACAGCGTCACATCCGCTTCCAGATTACGGCGGGTTTTCGCCACCACCGACAGAGGTTCGTCACCCGTATCACCGTCATTAAGCACTTCCCGCCACAGATACCAGGCCTCTGCCGAAGGTTCCCGCAGCACCACGCTGACATTTTCCCATTCAGGCACCCGCACCGTTTTATGACGAAACCCTGACAGTCTGGCCAGCGCCAGCGTTTTCAGATCCTTTTTCATGATGACCCATCCCCTTATCCGGCGGCTGCGCTCACAGTCACGGTGCATTCAACAGACGTCACACTCTGTGCCCTCTCTGCCGAATCGGTCACCACGCAGGTATATTTCCCCGCATCGGCGGACTGCGCGTTTGGCTTACTGAAGGTGTCAGCCGTCTGCCCCTCAACCGGCTGACCGTCCTTCTTCCAGGCGTATTTATACGGCGGCGTTCCCCCGTTGACACTGACTGACATTGTCAGCAGCGCACCAGTATTCACGGCAAGTGTCTTCTCCAGATTTTTCACAAACGCCAGCGGTACCACATAGAACATCGGTTTGCCTTTCAGGCGCAGTGAAAACGTTGCAGCCACCACGCCGTTGGTACCGGATGACCAGGTGTGCTGACGCACTTCCGCCAGGAACTTAAAGCCCTTACCGGACGGAAACTGCACCTTAAACGCATACACCGTGTCATTGTCATAGGCATCACGCAGGGCGTTCTGGGCCTGATTCAGATAAAAATTACCCGACATGGAAATCTCGGACGACGCCCCCAGACCGTTGATGTTCTCCTGCTCTGTGGAGCAGAGCGTGGTCACATCAATATCCTGTTTCTGACCGGCGGTGAACTGGACTTCCTTGATGGTGCAGTCCAGGCGCAGATATTCCGCCTTATCCATAGTTTCAGCAGTCGCCGGGGCAGATGAAATCATCACCTGCGTCAGCTGTGAGCGTTCATACAAAGCAGACATTCTGCCTCCTGATAATAAAAAACCCGCACGCGGCGGGGTATGGGTTTTGTAGAAAAAAAGAAAAAGTCACACCGTGACCTGAAACTCCAGGGTTGCACGGTAACAGCGGTTTTCCGGAATATAGTCCTGCATTTCACTGACGGATCCCGGGGCCAGCGCCATTATGGACTCACGGGCGTCCTGACGTATCTGACGCGCCTGCGTCACAGTCCCGGCATAAACGTCTATCTGCACCGACACTGAGGACTCCGCCTGCCCGCCCATCACGTCCGCCGACACCGATGAAATCAGGCTGAAAACCACCCACGGAAGCGCCACCGACGGCCTGCCATCCAGCAGGGGGACCACATACGGGTACACCTGCCCGCCGGCAAGATGCGCCAGATAAGGATACAAATCCGTCTCCGTCATCGTCTCAGCACCTCATCAATGGCCCGGTTCATACGCGCAATTGCCACCTGAGCTGCCTGTTCACTGCGCACATCAAACGCCGGGCGCACAAACGGGTGCGGTGGCATATTCACGGTCCCCATTTCCACAAACCGCCAGTAGAAAGCATTGCGCGGGTTATCCGCCTTCATGGTGTTATCGCTGTTACCGGTATCCGGATTAACACCACGGATATGGACACCGGATTCCATCCCGCCATCGCGGGAGCGCCGGGAAAGGACCACCACATTGCGGCGCAGTTTTCCCCTGCGCACCGGTGCCCGTGACACCACTTCTTCTTTCAGTTCATTCGCCCCCGCGCGGGTTGCCTCACGCAGTACCCGGTTGTTTTCTGCACCACTCAGAAGCTGCAAATCACGGCTTATTTCTTCAAGTCCCGAAAAATCCAGCAGGGTTTCGATCATTTTTCCCCTCCCAGCCGACAGAGAATTTCCAGGCGCCCGCCGGTCGCATCCGGCACGGGCACCCCGACAACATTCAGGATACAGTCACGCCAGGGACCACTCAGCACATGAAGTCGTGACGCCGCCGTGATTTCCCGACCGGACTGACCGCGCACCCAGATGCGGATTTCCGCCTGCGCCATTTCCGCACCGGACTGCATCCGCTCCCGGCTGCTCCTGCCCCGGATATCCGCATGAATTTTCCCGCATGACACCCATTCTTCCGTCATTTCTCCGGCAGCATTACGGGTTAACACCGGGTTCAGAATGCTTATCATCTGTGTCAGACGCCCTGCAGAAATTGCCATTCCCCCTCCTCATAACACCGTCGGGCAACGCAAATCGTAAATCAGCACGGACACAGAAAACGGCAGTTCCCCCTGCACGAGGTCTTCCCGCTCAGCAAGATCCGGATTCCGGTACAACATCCCGGTCAGGCGCATGGCAGCCCCCTTCATCCGGGTTAATGCCTCGCCCGGGATCAGTTCACCGTCCTCACGGATCACCCTATCCCGGCTGCCCTGAATGTAGGCCAGCAGCACAGCTGTAGCCTGACGAACCTTGTCCATCAGCATGTCATCATCCGCGTCATGGTCAACACGCAAATGTGCCTTGATTTCTTCCAGTGTCAGTAATGCCGTCATTTTCCGCCTCCTGCATCCCGCCCACGTTTTGCAGCCAGAGTCCAGCCGGATGAATGAATGTCTCCGGGCTTATCGCCGGTCATGCTGTTGCAGTGCCACAACGAGCCGCCCCACGTCACTGTATCGCCGGGGTGGTAGATTTCACCGGCTCTGAACACACCGCGGTAGAGCATCACCGGCAGGGAAAATGTTTTTTCCGTACACTGACCACTGCTCTGCCGGATCACCACAGAGAACGACCGTTCACCAATCATGCTGACGTCAATATCCGCCACCCCGTCAACCAGGCATTCCCATCCCCGCATCCCGTGCGTTTTTTCATACGCCCGCCAGAGTCCGCCCTGGTGTGTGGCATACGTGCCCCGGGGAAAGGATTTTTGATCGTCAATGGCGGGGAGTATTTCCAGTGCCGTGGCATCACGCCCGTCCTGCGGAACCGGCAGGGCACTCACCGCATCATTCACCGCCTTCTGCAGTACATCCGGATCGTAGTCACGACCATCACGCGGGACTGGGATATGACTTACGGCCTCTTTCACCATCTGCTCAAGCATCGGACGCACATCATCCGGGGTGATACTTTTTCCGTCCGCCGGTAGCGGAATATTTGCGACCGCATCATTCACCGCCTTCTGCAGTACATCCGGATCGTAGTCACGACCATCACGCGGGACTGGGATATGACTTACGGCCTCTTTCACCATCTGCTCAAGCATCGGACGCACATCATCCGGGGTGATACTTTTTCCGTCCGCCGGTAGCGGAATATTTGCGACCGCATCATTCACCGCCTTCTGCAGTACATCGGGATCATAGTCACGACCGTCGCGCGGAACAGGAATATGGCTTACCGCCTCCTTCACCATCTGTTCAAGCATCGGACGCACATCATCCGGGGTGATACTTTTTCCGTCCGCCGGTAGCGGAATATTTGCGACCGCATCATTCACCGCCTTCTGCAGAACATCGGGATCATAGTCACGACCATCACGCGGTACCGGAATGGCCCCCACCGCATCATCCACCATCGCCTGCAGAACAGAGCGAACCTCATCCAGCGTCACATGCTTCTGTAGTACCGCGGACAGGGAAGCCAGTTTCTCTTCAGACTGCTGCGCCTGCGCGGCTATTTTCCCCTCAAATGTGCGCTGTAAATCCGCCAGCACTGCGGAAAATTCTTCACCCAGCGCACGGATAATGGACAGTTCACGTTCATTCATTTTTTCAGAATCCCCCTGAACATCGCCTTCACCGCATCATGCTCTGTTTCAGTGATTGCCTTATTACCGTCAGATGCGCTGTCAGGCGGTTGCGCTAAGGCCGTTTTCCCGGTCGACGCGAACGGATCCTCACGGGCATCACGACGGGACAGCGCCTCCAGACTGTAGTTCTGCTGCTGAAGATACAGTGCATCACCTCCCGCAAGGGGCGGCAGGTTCTCACGTTTACGGGCCTCATTGGGCGTGAGAAGCGTATTTTTCACCGACTCACCCAGCGTTTTCATGCGCCGTTCGCTGTCCATTCTCAGCAGCGTGGTGACGTCAAACTCCGTACTCTCGTTTTCCCCCGTTTCCAGCGCCTCATCCAGTAACAGTTCAATGGACTCAATCAGCGTCTGCAGGCACTGGGAATAATACTGCTGCTCCAGCGCCTCCACGTTGTCACTGGAAGGTGGCTGGCCAACGCCAATCTTGTAGGCCGGGACACGGAACACCGAACAGACAATTTCAGCGGTCATCTTCAGTTGTTCCACCGTCTGCGCATCCACCGGTGAAAACGTCGTGGGGTTGTATTTTGCCCCGTTGCTCAAAATGGCCGTTTTCCCCGCATTTTCGCCGGTATACCCGCTGTCCCAGTTGCTCTTCAGTTTTTTCGCATTTTCTTCCGTAATACTGCCGGGGATCTCAATCACCCCGGACGGCCTGCCGCCATTTCTGAAAAAAGACGTCGAATTTTCCTGAATATGATGCCCCTGCGTGGCCGCCAGCCCGGCGGCATACACCGGCGGCAGCCCCACAAGCGGATGAAAAAAACAGTTAAACCGGTCGTGGATCACTTCCCGGGCAGGCACCGTCACCGCCTCCGTGATCCCGCAGTTCCGGTCCGGCGTGATGCGATAGAACACCTCGCCGTCATCCGCCACCAGAGGTTCAACCCGGCTCCAGTCCAGAATACGCAGTTCTTTGATCTGCCCCCGGGAGTTACGGATTTTCAGCACCACCGTATTGCCGTGACGCAGTTTGGCGTTCAGCCACAGTTCAAAAAACTGGATACGATTCTGCTGTGCATTGGGACGACGACAGAGACGGGCAATATCCCCCTGCCGTTTTTCACGGCGGATCCCCTGTGTATCCGTCTGCATCAGGCGCAGCCGCATTTTGGCGATATCCTGGGATATCAGCGAAATGCAAGAAAACACCGCATGAAAGGAGAGGACACTTTCCGGATCGGCTTTCACACCCTGCTGCCAGGCGCCGGAAAAGGGCTCAGCCACCGCCTGAAACAGGCTGGTCCAGCCCGCCTCTCTTACGTCACGTCCTGATTTCTGGTTTTTTCGGGTTCGCCGTAAAAGGTTCCACATTCGCCATGCTCCGCATCACGTTTCTTTTTCTGACCTGCCGGACGTCGCACCGTGATGTACTCCGCCTTTCCCAGGCGAACCAGCACCTCCGCACACGGCTGTGCCACATCACGGATATCCCTGGCCCGGGCATCATGCGTGCCCTGCAGATATCGGATCTTTGCCATAACCTGTTACGGGAGGCGCACGCCTCCCGTCCTCCTTATCAGACTCAGCCGCCGGACGCACTGCCGTAGTTCACTCCGGTGATCACCGCCACCGCCGCGGTACGGCGACGACGCCAGTTGATCCAGCGCTCCGCACGGATGGCCACACTGCCTGTCTGGAACATGGAAACCAGCTCCACCGGCGACGGCGTGGTACTGTCGCCGGTCGGCTCAGACTGCATTTCCAGTGATGCCTCGCGGGACATATCCACTGCCACGCCGCCGTCATCCGCCAGATAAATATCCGGGGCATTCACCAGCACCAGCTGGTCACCCACGTACTGGGAGACAATCACCGGCAGCCCCTGGAAGGAGCCACCCAGCAGGGTCATGTCCGGGTATTCTTTCTGACCCAGCGCATTTTTACGCATGGACAGCGCCAGGGCATTGGTGCTGGACATCAGCCAGACAGCACCAGTGGGCTGCAGGTTTGCTGCCACAAACTGTCCAAACGCCGCCTCTGCATCCGCATCCGGGTTACCGCTTGATGCCGTGCCCTTCACATCATGGGTGATGGACGCCGGGGAGACATCTGCCACCGCCGCTTTTTTCGGGTCCACAAAGTCTGTATCCAGACGCGCCACCACCGCTTCCGCCAGCGCATTACGGACCAGTGCATCAGCAGCCGGACTGGAAAAACGGATCAATTCTTCCGTCAGTACCGCAATGGCCGACACCTTCGCATGACTGAAGGTGATGGATTCAAAATCAAACTTCGTCAGGGGTTTTGCCTTACCCTCACCCACCCAGCCGGCAGCACCGCCCGACACCTGGGCGTGCACACGGATATTGAACGGCACCTGACGAAGTGCAGGGATCCCGCCCTGACCAAATCGCCCGATAATGGTCTGAGGACGCAGGTAATCAATAAAGTCCTGTGCGTATTCCTGATATTCAGACAGGCTGCCTGCCCACTGCGGATCCGTGGTGGTCCCCGCGCCCACTGCCGATTTCAGGACATGATGCAGACGACTGTCATCCGGATACTGACGACGGGCCACTTCCAGGGCTTCAGAGCGGACACCTTTAGCCGCAGCCAGCGATTTGGCAAAACGTGCGAAACCAATCCCCTTATCCAGTTTCTGCTCCACACGGATCACCGGCGCAGAAGCCACCGCGGCCACATTCCCGTTACCGGCCTGTTTCACCGGCTGCGCCGTGGCGGCCTTACCGGCTTCCAGTTCACGCAGGCGCTTCAGGTGCGCATCCACCTGACGTATTTCCGCTGCGGTGTTGTCGTAATGCTCTTCCTCCTCCACATCCAGCGTGCGCCCTTCCTCTGCGGCTTTGGTCATGACCTCCTCAAGGGAGGCTGCCAGTGCTGCACGCTTGTTTTCAAAACTTTTAATCTGTTCGCCAATATTCATTATGGTCTTTTCCTTATGAAAAACGGTTGTTGACTGTGCCGCAGCGCCGGCAGAAGATGCGATTTTCACCACCGGTTTCCGGTTGCCGGACGCGGCAGAAAACTGGCGGTCGTAAGATTTAATGGTCCGGATGGTGCATTCCGCATTCGCGGGCACGGTGACGGCAGACACCTCCATCAGCTCCCAGCGCAGAAAATGCAGTCCGCCTCCGTCCAGAAAGGTGTATTCATGGGGACGGAAGCCCACGGACAGCCCCCTGACCAGCCCGGTCTTAATGGCCGCCCAGGCCTCATCCAGCCGGGCAGCCAGTTGCGATGGCATATCCGGCACGGGCTTCGCCAGTGTTGCCGTGATTTCCAGCCCTTCGCTGACCCGGCGCACCGTACACTGCCCCACCGGGCGGGAATGGTCATGCTGCCAGAGAAACGGGATCGCACTGCCAAACTCCGCGCCCTCCGGCTCCAGGATGTCACCATCCCGATCCGGAGAAGGCGTTGACGCAATCCCGGTGATCACCCGCTCATCCTCACTGAAGGATTTCACCGTCAGCAGGGAGCAGGCCCGTTTAAGAGTCACATCAGCCTCCTGAAAATAAAAAAACCGCCGCAGCGGTCCATGATGGTTACAGGGTGAACAGGGTTATATGAAAAAAACCGCATATTCTTTCTTTTTCGGCTCCGGATTCAGGGACATCAGGGATACCGCATTGAAGAGCGCCATCAGCGGGTCAATTTTCCCCCGCCCGCTGGCCTGTTTGGTAATAAGGATAGCGTTACCTTTAGGCTCCACCCGGGCATTGCCAACGCACCAGGCCATCAGTGGCTGACCACCATGCACCAGTACTCCCTCAGCCAGTTTGCGCTCGGTGGTTTTTATGGCCCCGCCCAGCTTCCAGCCCTGGCTTATCCCCACCACACTCTCATCGGGGATCCCGGCTTCCGCCAGTGAATCCAGAATCTGCCCCACGCCTGACGGGTCAATACCGATATGGTCCAGTAACTCAGCCTCATGAATGCGACGCACATACTCCGCCACTTCCGCCGTGTCATCCCCGACCCGACGGACAATGGTCATATCCCCACAGGCAACAAAATCCTGAAAACGGGCTGCCTCACTTTTTCGTCTGGCCACCGCGGTTTCATGTGCCCAGGCATGGCCCCAGCCCAGCCATTCGCGGGTCTCCCGGTCACGCCCAATCACATACATCCCCAGCAGATCATCCAGCCCTCCGCCGTCAATCCCCACCGTCACCACATCAGCACGCTGCAGAATATCGTCCAGACTGATGCGCCTGCCCTGCTGCTCCCAGAAATCCGCCCCCGCCCAGCGGTCAGAACGCAGGGCAAGACCAATTTCCACATTGGCGTGTTTTGACATGAAACCGCGAAAAGTCTCTTCACCGGCTTCCCGGGCTTTACGGTACTCCCGGTACAGAAACGCCTCATCCACCGAATAACCGAGATTCGGATTGACCATGGCGAGGTTTTCCATCAGCAGGTGCTCACCGCTCTCCACCATCTCCGGCGGATGCTCAAAAATCACCGGCAGAAAGTGCGGATCATGAATTTTGCCGTCACGCACATCCCGGGCGTACTGCAGTTTCTGCCTGAACACCCCGGCAGGCGGCTCATTCGACTGGGTGGTCGTATACACCACAAACCCTTCCGGGCGGGAGGCAAGGCCGCCTATGGCTTCACGTAACATGTCCTCCGCCTTGTACTGTTTGCCAAACAGCCATAACTCATCAATCAGCGTACCCACGGACTTGATACCGGACACCGTATTCGGATCGGCTGCCACCACCTTCAGGGTGGTGTCCGTCACCCGGTGGGTGATGGTCCGGATATGCGTCTGTACCTGGCAGAGGTCATCCAGATCATCGTCGCGTCGTACCATATCCCGGGCAGGGTTGAAGGCGTTGGCTGCCACCTCCACGGTCGGGGCCAGAATGGTGTAGCCCGCCGCCTGCCGCCAGTTCAGTAACAGCGCCGTCATCATGATCCCGGCGGCCAGCGTGGACTTGCTGTTTTTTTTAGGTATCAGAATGAACACTTCCTTGATATGGCGCACACCGGTCTGCGCATCGTAGGAGCCAAACAGGGCCGCCACCAGGTCAAACACCCACTGTGCACAGGACTCCCCGAACGTCGGGCTGCCCGGTGCATCCACAATCCGCAGTTGTTTAAAAATCGCCAGGGCATGTGCGGCCTGCTCCGGATAAATCGGAGCCGGAATAATCGACAGCCCCTTTTTCAGGCGTACTGCCCAGTCCGGGCAGGCCGTGCTCCACCCTGGTATCATCCGTTGCCCTCATTATCGTTATTCACCACCAGGCGGGGTGGTGGTGGCACCGCAAAACGGTTAGCCGCTTTTTTCGCCGCGTCACCTTTTGCCGATTTTTTACCGGCATCCCCTTTTTTATGGTGCGTGAACTGTGCCAGTCGCCAGGCCGCATCCAGTGCCAGTTTCGGGTCAATGCTCAGGTTTTCCACCAGGATCCTCCCCATCGCTTTTACCGGATCAGGAAGACCGTCTTCCATGTAATCAATACCTGGTAGTGGTGTGAGACTTTGCCGGTCATCAGGCGGCAGTGAAACCGGGGTGTTCTTTTCCGCCGGAGGGGCTTCCTGATGGCACTCCTCCGTCTGCGTCTTTTTCTGCCGGTAAACAGGAACCTCATCCACCTCCACCGTCTCGCCCTGCTTACGGGCAATAAACGCGAGCACCTCCGGATCTTTTGCCAGCTGCGAGCCTTTAACCCTGGCGGTCTTCGCCGAATAACCGGCGGCAATGGCTGACGCTGTTTTGTTTTTCCCGGACATGAGCGCCAGCGCAAATTTTCGTTTTTGCGTTGTCAGCACAGCCTCCTCCCGGGTCCAGAACGCACTCAGCCGGGTATGGTTCAGCCCATTTTTCCCGGCGCCTCATGCCGCAAATGTTAACTGCTGCCTGGTTAACATTTGCTGAAAAAGCCAGTTAACATTTTTTCCATGCAACAAACTGAATAATAAAGATAAAAACCGAAAAAATGCCCGGACAGCCAGTTAACATGTTAACTGGCCTGAAACGGGAATTTTTTCTCTGCGTGAGACGGGGCGCGGTGTCCGGGACGATCGTTTTTATCGCCGGATGATCCCCCCCCAGGGCGGGTCACAGTCCGATGATATCGTCTGCCCTGCCACGACCTCCGGACACTTCCGGCAACGTCGGGTCCGGCATACCACTCGCCGCTTCACTGGCTGACTTCTGGCGATGACATTCAGTACAGAGCGTCCAGAGATTCGTCTCCTCATTACCACCACCGAACTGAAGTGCAATTCGGTGATCGAGTTCACTGTCACAGAGGTCAACCACACGCCCACAGAGACAGCACTGCCCGGCGTCCCTCAGCCAGATATGACGCTTGAGGGAAACACGTGCACTGCCACTGACACGACGCTGTTCCCCCTTCAGAATATTCACCCGTCGGGTATTCAGTGTTTTGATTCTGCTCTGGAGTGTACGAAGCTCAGCCATGTAAAATCCCCGTCATATGGCAATCAGTAAAGGAAATAAATATGTCATCGAAAAACCGGACCCGCAGAACCACAACCCGCAATATCCGTTTCCCCAATCACATAATTGAACAGATCAACATCGCCCTTGAGCATAAAGGGTCCGGTAACTTTTCAGCGTGGGTTATTGAAGCCTGCAGGAGAAGGCTGGCAACAGATGCAACGCATCTGCGCCCGGCCAGCATGAAAAATAACGAGAAATGAACGTTCGGTTACAGGAGCAGGTACCCACTGTCCTCCAACAATATTTCATCTTCATATCCGACGGAACAAGACTTACCCTGCCGGGATGTACAGAATAACAACAGAGTGATAATTAATTTCTGATGAAATAATCAGGGTGCAGAAGGACTAAAGATAAACGTTTTCTTCACGCCTTTACACGGCCTGTCCTTCTCAAATCGCCATTTTGCCATCGCCTTTACAACCTGCTCATCAAACAAATGGTGCGGCTCTGAACGGATAAACTCAATTCGGGTGACTGTACCATCAGCACCAATATCAAACTTCACATCAACCCGTCCCTTTATATAATTTGCCGCTGCATAGGCCGGATATTGTGGTAATGCCTTCACCAACTGTCGGGGCATATCTGTTTTATGTTGCGTACAGCCCATAACCAGAGAAGACAACAAAATAATTAACGGAAGATTTCTTTTCATTTTCATTCCCGGCACAGATAAGAATAAGTCTTATTCTAACAATGCCACCCTGTCGGTCATCAATCCTCTGCTTGATGGCAACGACAATTATCCGACTTAAATCACAAATCAGACACATAACAGGGCTTGCGAGGTAACACATCGTCCGGTTTCTTCCACCATCGCACCGGACGAGCGACCATGAGGGGACAACGCCGCGCGCCGTTAACGCGGTAAACCCCGGTGTGTATCGTTTTTGATTATCCCCGCACACTCGCGCAGAGGAGTCTCCCGGTCGGGCTGCGGTCATGGTTAATGCGGGAATACGGCGACGATACAGCGCATGATATGTCAGGCTTGAATACCTTTATCCGTTAAAAAGGATATCAGTTAAGTTATCCCGTGCAGGGTATAAGCCATTATCAAGCCCACCAGTAGATGGGCTTTGTAATGGCTACTTCGCTTTTGCTTCCGCTCGCTTACACCGGCGCTTTTCTTTCTTCTCGGCTTTTGCCATGTCCATGAATGCCTGCATGATCGAGTTCCGCATCATGTAGCTGACAAAGTGATGATTGACACAGCCGTTGAGGCGCAACTGCTCGCCAAACTCATCCACCGAGGCCAATGCTTCCATCACGCCCTTCTCGCCTTTCATGAACGCTGAGAAGTCGCGCCCCGCTCTGGAGGCGCATTCAATGACACGATCACTCATCCCGGAAGCCCGGGGATTGTGATCTGCAACTGGTTAGCCAGGGAGTTAATCTCAGCGATCAAACCAGGTTTCGTGTAGCGCCATGCCGCAAGGCCTTGCCCGCAGAAGCTCGCCATATCTTTTTTCTGATCAAACTCATGACACTTCATATTGAGCTGCGCACTTAAGCTGTTGCGATGCTGGAGTTCTCCGGTGAAGTAGTCATCCAGGACTTTATAGGCTGCATATTTAAATCCGGGGTTTAGCCATGCTGCATAATCATAAGCAACAAACTTCCCGCCATATGTTCCACCGTGTACACCGCGCTCAGTAAAAACCACAGATTCGTGGTTTTTCTCCAGCTCGGCTAAGAACTCTTTGGTCTGCTTGTTTCGCAGGTAGTGGTACGGAGATTCAGATTCACTTTTACCACTGGCTTTCCACATATCAGTGAGGCAGATCATGCCATCTTCAGCGACACGGATTGGCTGATTGAAGAGGGTTAATGATTTCATGTCGTATACCTGTTCTTTGAAATGAACCTTTGCCGCATAGGAAACCAGCCCACCGAGGCTCGCCAGCACTAACTGGTATCCTCAAAGGCTCATTCCAAAGGGGCAGGCTCGGTGGTTATCATGCGCTGCGGTGCGCGGTGAAATTCAGATATGAAAAAGCCCACGCGTTTACGTGGGCTGGTGTGCATGACGTCAGGACTAACCGATGAGTTTTAAATCAGCTTTTCGGTGTTTTTTCTGATCGGTATAAAAATTTTCATGTGGACCGATGCTAAGGAGGTAGAGCTCAAGTTTATCGTCAAGCCAGCTGTAACCCAGAAGCACCAGTTGATTATTCAGCTGAAATTTATGCACACGAAGAAAACTGAGGTCTCCTTTCTTTTGCGTTCCCAACAGAGGATTATCAATTATTCTGTCGATCTCATCTTCCACAACTTTCAGTTGCGCTTCCGGGAGTTTACTCAGAGACTTTTCAAAACGCCGACTCTGATAAACATCAATTTCACGACCTGTCTGTTCTTCTGACATAACGCGTTACCTTGTTGTGTCTGATTTCGCTTTGTGACAGCAGAACTTCGCTAATAAAACTGAATGGCAGATCTGGATTATCTTCAGCTATACGACCAATCTTAGCCCAGTGCTCAATTTGCTTTGGTATGCTGCGACTTGCGGCATCAGCGTGAACCTTTACGTCACTGACGAAATCATCGTCTAAACGGATGCTTGTTGCCATTATGGGGTGCCTCTCTGTGGTTGTACTTCATGCGGTGCGTACGCATACGCTATGGAAAAGCGCACCTAAATCATGCAACAAATTGTCGCATAATGCAATCTTTACCTCCGCAGAAGATTGACAGCATTCATGCTGGCTCTGTTAATTCAGGCACTGAGTACGGATATATTCCTGTGCCCCTTCCAGTTGCTTCTGCATCGTCATCAGCCGCTCTCTGAGGGTGAAATAATCCCGTTCAGCGGTGTCTGCCAGTCGGGGGCCGGTTGCATTATCCACGCGGGCGGTGCCGGTGGCTTCACGCACGGGACCTGGACAGGTGGCGTTGATACGCAGGCTGCGGCGACCAGCGGCAACGTCAGCGCGAAGAGTTTCATTTTCAGCTCTCGCATCAGCTAATTCCCTCGAGTATTTTGCATCGAGCGCAGCAACATCACGCTGGCGCACCTGCATATCAGTAATGGTTGCGTTTGCCAGCTCCAGCTCTCTGACTTTTTTATCGCGCTGCGCTTTGTAGGTGATGGCGTTATCGCGGTAATGATTCAGCCCCAGACTAAGCACACCACAGGCTACCAGCAGGACAATAATCACCACACACAGAACACGGTTCATATCACCACCAACGGATTGCCCAGACCAGAACAGCAATGGCCACAATACGAATGGCAAATGCCATTGCCCGAATAAGTTCAGCACTCATCTTTTTAAAGTTCACGATTTCAGCGCAATGACCAGTTTTGCCAGCCCATACAGCATCGGAGACACAGCAATACCAACAGCCACCCACTTAATAGCAAAAGCCAGCGCTCTGCTGATGTCATCAGTCACTGTCACCCCAGCAGCCCCGACGAAGACAACATCACCCAGGCGAGGGACAGAAAAAGAGCAACCAGCATTAGTGAAAATGAAATACCGACAATCACACACAGGACCTTTGCCGGCGTTATGAGTTTGTCTGACATCTTTACCCCTTGATAGCAGTAATTAACTGGGCAACCACCCATAAAAACGGAATCAGCCAGACCAGCAAAAATTTCCAGTCCATTTTTATCATCTTCATGCTGCGGTAGCTCTCCATGCAGCAAGCAGACCAGCAATCCACTCAACACCTTTTGGGGTGAATTTAACCTGCGTAAAAGCATGACCATTGCCCGTCTCGCCCGTTTTCACGCTAAACCGCCCCGCATCCAGGTGATGCGAGTAAGGCGTCATTTTTCCAGCGAGGCGATACATTATTCCGTTCTCCAACAAAAACAGCCGGAAATCGGTTTCTTTGATACCGAGTAACTTAGCAACTTCCCGGAATCCCATCAGACCAGATGCTTCAACATAGTTATCAACAAATTCAGCCTTCGGCGCTGCTATTGCCAGTTGATTTTCCAGCACTGCTTTCTGTTCAGCCAGTTTTGCCGCAAATCGCAACGCCTCAGGTAAAGTCCGGGGGATCTGAATACCATGCATCGCTTTGAGTCTTGCCAGCACAGAACGACGAACGGCCTTTGACTCCCTCATGCCAACGAGCATCATCTGGTCAAAATCCAGATCATAGTATGCCGTTCTTGTCTGGTTATTGTTTAACCGGAATTTTTTTCCGGTTCCATCAAGCTCTAGCTCATCCTCAATTTTTGCAAGAAACTTACGCGGTTCATGAGGGACTTCTCCGGCTTCTGCCCGGGCTGGATTAATAATGTTATTCAGAAAATCCAGACTACTCATGGATATTTCATGATCGACAGAAATCATCTCTTTCATGGTTGATTCCTTTTAGTGATGAACCCTGCGCACAGGAATAACCAGCCCAAAGAGGGTTAACCAGACCACTGCCGGTTATCCACCAGGGCTCATCCTGAAAGGTTCTTTGGTTTATTTACGCTTGTGCGAAGCGCAGAAATGACAAAGGCACCATTACGGTGCCTCTGCGTGAAATAATGTTCCTGACTTTATTCACTTACATTTTGCCAGCTCGCAGGATTTCGTGTTATCCGCCCGCGTGAGCAAGCGTCATTTTTCAGCAAAATATTCTGCTTATCTGTCGATTCCCCAGCACGCCAGCGCGCTCTCCTGGTCTCGCCGGGATACCTGACCGTAACAGTTATTTGAGCGAATACGGCAGTCCCTGCCACCGTCCTTAATCCACCAGCGAATCGCCTCACATGCTCCCCTGCGATCACCAGCATTAATTCGTTTATAAAACGTCGACGGGAAACACTTACCGGGACCAATGTTGTACGGACAGAATGACGCGATCCCCGCTTTCTGGGGTTCGGTCAGCGGCACTCTGATGTTTTTCTCCACCCACGCCAGCGCTTTATCACGCTCAATGGCGTTAACCCGGTCGCATTTTCCCTTCGACAGCTTCATGCCAGGAATAACAGGCTTACCATCCACCCGGGTGGCTCCACGGCAGATGGTCCAGATCCCCGCACCATCACGGTATGCCATGGTGTGGTTACCTTCTTTTTCGTCAAGAAACTGGTCGAGGATTTCAGGCGCAGACGCCCCTGCACCAATCAGCGCCAGAACGACAGCCGACAGGCCGTATTTGATTTTTGCGTTCATGGATATTTATCAGGATTTATCGGTTCCGAATCCCTGGATATGTTAAGCCTTCACCCCGCCAGTGGTGGGCACTGGCCAGGGTATGTCAATCTGATAAACACAGAGGTGACTATGGATTATCCAAATCTACCAAAACAAACTTTTGCTGATTTAATCGCACTCAGGCAAGCAGTCGTAGCTCTAATCAACGTGTTGCCGGATGAGGAAAAGGAATTAGTTAAAGCAATTCTTAACAGAACTGCCGCCGATTTTTCATCATTCCCACTGACAGATGACCTTGCGGACCTTCCTGAATTAATTGCAGCGTCCGCCATTAAGCTTACTGAAGAGATTTACTCTCCTCAAAAGCCTTCACAAAATTCCTGCGAGTAACTTCAATGCAATAATCGTAAAACGCCGCGAACTGCTCATCGCGGCGTTTTTTTGCATCTTCAGAAGGCATCAGCGTCGACAGTTTTTTATTCAGTTCAACGACGCAATTCTCCAGTTTTTCAATGCGTGATTCGATATCATCTTTTTCTGACAGTATCGTGTTATATGCATTGTTAATTTGTATGGTATACCGATCTTCGGAACAAAGGCACTTTTCCTGTGACTGTTCATCCCCTTCACATAACCCGGCAGCAATATCCATGAAAAACTGCTTCGCCTTCTTTTTCGCCTCAGCTTCGTAAAACTCCAGCGGGGCACCTTCAACACGATCAAGATCAATCACCACATTTGGCAACAACAGTGACGTATACCCACCCGTTTCCAGCGCTACAGTAACAGTAATCTTATCCGGGTAATTATTTATCCCTTTAACAACCAGTTCGTATTGTTTATTCATCGTCTACTCTCCCCGCGCCGCCTTACGCCGGTCTTCTTTAATCTTTGAAATACCGGTTCGTCAGATATGTCAGCAGCCCAAACAGCAGACTCCCCAGCACGCCTATTGCCGCCCACTGAGACGGGGAAACCCTGTCCAGAAACTGCAGGAACCAGTAGCCCGTTCCCACCGCTGACGTGGTGTATGACACACCTGTTGTGATTTTTTCCATCTGGTACATACCCCGTCTCCCGTACTCGGAAGCTCACAACAACAAAAGGGCCACCAGCTCTTTACTGATGGCCCTGCCCCGCCGTTACAGCATTGTGCCCGGTTCGGGTTGTGTGTCTGTCATATCCGTCACCGGTGACTCCGGCTGAATATCACCATTTTCCGTGGTGACATCTTCCGCCTGTGGTTCCGGAAGCAGTTCCGGGGATGGTTCCGGCTGTGCACCAAGCAATTCATCCAGAATTGAATCCACTTCTGCATCAAGACGCGCCTCAAGGTTCTGCCGAAGTTGCTGTTTCAGTGCGCTCCGGACTTCTTCAGAGCGCAGGACTTCCTTCACTGCCTCAGCAGTGACCAGCGATTTTATTTCTGACATAGGATTTTCTCGTTGAAAGGTGTTGTCAAGAAAGTGACTACGGAATGAGCGGATCTTCGGGTTTGCTTCCGGCTGACTGACTGGCGCTGATTTTCTCTGCGGCCCTTTTATCAATCTGCCTGCGCCAGAAATCGCGCACTGCCCTGTACCCACCCGAAAGAAGATACATAACACAGACTGCCGTACAGAAGTACAGCATCACCTGATGAACAAATGTCATAGTTTCTTACCGTTATGGTTGACAATGAGAACTGTTTTCATTTAAAAAACCGATATACGAAAGCATCTTTTCTTTACATTCTCCATTGGGATTACCTCCGCCAGCTTCCGTTCCTGCCGCTGGCGGCTTTTTTTGCCGGTTATGATGATGCCCGGCTTTCGTTAACTTTGACTGTGACCGTATCAAGCAGTACAGGATACGTCGCTTTTGCCCCCGTGATATCTGTCAGCGTCAGCGTATCTGCTGTAAAGCCATCATTTGTCCACATCACAAGGTCAAACGCCGTCTGCTCTGTACCATCAATTACCGGAACGACTCTTTCGCTGTTATTTCCCGCAAAGCGGAAAACAACCGTATGCCAGTTATGGTCAAACGCACCAAATGTACCCAGTTGTGCATTCGACGTGCCCTTGTGGTGCATAAGATTCAGATTTGATGCATCCGTCTGAAGGAAGAATGATGCCAGCATACTGTTTGCTGCCGCGCCTGACGCCCACTGCGACACCGGCCAGTAGAGACCAAAGACAAACTGTCCGTTCACCAGTTCGCTTCCATCCGGAATTTTGAACCGTACGGCAATTTCACCCCCCTTGCTGAGAAGATTTTTTGCCTCCTCCACTGCAACAGTACGGAACATTTTCCAGGACGTCAGTTTACCGGGCTGTTTTTCCAGTCGTAGCGCTTTCCGTCCACCGTCATCAGTCACAGTGCCTTTGCCACCGGCAGCCCCCCACTGCTGCTCTGTCCATACACCATTTCCACTGTTCGCATCATATTCAGCCACCGTCCTGGTACTGCTCACGGCCTCATCATGACCAGTACCAGCAACACCGCCATCCTGCGGTTTCTCAACACCCGGTACCCCCGGACTGACATCATCACCGGGAGTTGTACCACCCAACTGCGGTGCGCTCTGCCCGGTAAGGAACGATAATGTCCGCCCGGCGTACTGCAAAATGGCACCTGCCAGGCGGTCTGAAACAATGCCTCTTCGCGCCCATGAACTGAAGTGCGTTTTACGATCGGCTGACGTCCAGTTACTGGCAGTGCGTGACGCAGCACCATAGTATCCCGCCGGGATAATGTCCGGATCTTCTGACGGCTCGTTTGTCGGCACATTCACACCATGCTCATCCGTCATCAACGGCACAAAGAAGATTTTTTTTGCGGATTTCGTCTTGTATGCACCATACACCGCATCGTATTGCGAAGAATAAGTCTGCTTCCAGTAGTAGGTCGTGTCGCCACAAATCCAGGGAACCGATGACGGAGAGCCCCCGAGACACTGACCTCCGAATTCCGACAGGTCAGAACGATATTTTTCCACCATGGAATCAAACAGCCCCGGCTGAGTGGCGTATGCACCCTGTTTCAAATCAAACTCGCCCTGCATCCAGACCACTGCAAGCAGAATATTTTTAGGGTTAGCCTTCAGTGCGGCCTGAGTACGGGTAAGCAGGTCCTTGTACAGTGGCTTATCTACACCCCAGCGTGCCGAGGTCTCGCTTGCGCCGGTGGATTCGCTGAAAGTACCTTCATCGCCCTCCAAAAATGCAGAACCACCACGGCAGCACGGAACCAGAAGAATACCGGCATTCGCCGGAATAAACGGCAGCAGTTTTTTGGCGATATGCAGCCCCTGCCCCACGGTTCCGTACTGCCCCTTTGACAAGTCCGCTTTCGGATGGTTAAGACGGCTCATGTCCTGTACATCATGCAGACAATGGTCCGCCGGAATGATGTCGTTATATTTACAGGCGACACCACCCGGTGTCACCGTACTGCGACGCGCCAGTTGCTTAATGCGCGGGTCCGGACGGTCATATGTCTCCGGCAGCGGCAGCCCTTCACCAAAAGACATTGAGTTTGACTGCCCCGCCAGAACAACAACAAAGTAATACTCCGGTTCGCTGGTGGTGCTGATAACTGTGCCTTCTCCATCCGACGGCTTCACCACCACAGGTGTGGTGACATCACCTTCCGCCGCAATGGCCTGCATCAGGGTATAAGGCGTGATGGCGACAGGGCTGCCAAATGGCTGCCACCCCTCCTTCAGTTTTTGTGTCAGTCGCTCCGCAAGGTCTGACGGCGACGCCGCCCTGACCACATCGTAGTGTTTAAATGTCATGAATCCTCCCGGTCGGGATAATGTTGTGAGTCAGATGAGGGGCGGGCTGAAGTCCGGAAGTTACAGGACAATGGCAGGAGGAAGACTACAGCCCGCAATACGAAAAAGGCCGCGCAGTTGCGCAGCCTTATGAATTCTGGTTAAAATCCATTCGATTATAAAAATGTATATCTCATGCTGTTGCCCGAACCCACTCGGGCTTTTTTTTGCCCACAAGAAAGCCCCTCCGGAGAGGGGCTAAAGCCGCGTATCTGTATCATCATGCACATGGTGCCGGGTGCCTCCCGGTGAGTTCAGCCCGGTGCCACTAAACCCGCGTCATTCTCGTTTTGATAATCAGAGATTATACCGTCACCAGTCGCCCCTCCGCTCAGGGGGATTCACCATGCGAAATTTTTTTAACAAATGCCCAGTCTGACAGGCAACTGTCAACTTACTGAATTGTGAGCAACATAGCATTTAACGGGGAACCTGTTTTCTGCAGTAAAAAGGCCCACCGGAGCGGATGGGCCTGGAAGGATAGCGGTCATGTGATGCCGGTTTCCCGGTAACTCAGCACCGGTATCTGAGTCAACGTTTTCTCTACTGGGTCATTTCCGATACGCCCTGCCTGCTGACAGGCTTTCATCACATCTGAAAATATAGCACCCTGACTGATACTGTAGTACCTAAGGTTCCAGAAACTGTGATGTATCCGGCACAGAAAAGCCCCTCCGGAGAGGGGCTGGAGAGTGGCGCTATGTGCCATTGCATGATGCCGGGTGCCTCCCGGTGAGTTCAGTATCAGCACCTGAACCCGCACAGAAAGGATAAGGGTCGGTGACAAAACACCAGTCGCTGATTGCCCCTCCGCACAGGGGGATTCACCATGCCAGTTTCTTTTAACAAACTCCCCGCAAACCAGACAACAGTCAACCGCCTGAATTGTGAGGTATTTAAAAATTTCAACGGGTAACTGATACCCTGCTAATCGCCTGATGCTTTCTTTTTCAGCAACGGGAAAGCAACAACCACCACACCCACCAGCCGCCCATTTACCACAAATAAAAAAGCCTTCAGGACTGAAGGCGTCTGTAACAACCGAACTGATAGTCTGCCAGCCCCGCCATAACAAGCTGGGTCAGTATTAACTGGCAGCGTTCGCGTGAAAGGTAAGTATTCTGCGCAATCTCCCCGACTGTCGCCGGGTCGGTGACGCTTAATTCATTAAACACCACTCTGGCGGTTTCGGTCATATCCTGCTGTTTTAGCATGTCTTTTTCCCTTTTCCGGTTAACGTGACACACCAATAACTCTTGTCGAAAAAGCCAGCAAGATGAAAGGTCGCTATTCACGACCACCAGCGCGTTTAACGTCCTGTGCCGTTTTTCGGGCATAAAAAACCCGCCAGTGGCGGGGATCTTTTGATAAAAACGACAAAGGCACCATTAAGGTGCCTTTTACACAGGGCAGCAGGCTTGTCATCACCTTATTGCTACTCCTGGCTTCCAGTTCGGAAGTCTCACAAGTCCCATCAGGGTACAGCGACAGTATCAGTCAACACTCTATGATTCTGCTGAACAGGCAGTTTCGCACTGTACATTATAACCTGTTAAGCCAACAAAAAACCCGCTCGGCGGCGGGGTTTGCTTACTTTGCCATCGCGTACAAAATCGGCAAAATATCAGATTTACACGGAATATATGATCTTCAGTTCTATTTTGCAAGATATGGTTCTAAATTAAGCGACTTTTTCCGTGAACGTACCCGCATTACTGAAATAAGAGCATCCCTGTCCAGCATCTCTGCACTACCCCGCATAGCCAACCAGTGAGGCCTGTGTGTTTTTGTCCATGTAGATTTAGCAACTCCTATGAACAGCGCTAACTCCTGATGTTCATAGGTCTCACGCCCTGCCAGCTCACTCTTCACATCCTGTGCCGCCAGCCAAATCAGTTTCTTCAGACGATCCAGCGTTTTCCCTGCAATTTTTCTGGTACCAGCCTGAGCTTTAAACTCACCCCATACCCATTGTGTTATAGTGACCTGATCTTCCCAGCAAACATTTCCACTGTAGCACCACAGTAACCACGCCTTCTGATGTTCTTCCAGTTCCAGAACGGCACGCCGCCACGATGATGTTGCAAACTCAACCGGTCTGACCAGCGCAATTGATGAGCCTTTCGCCAGTGATTGTTTACCCGGGATCGGTGGATTATCCCGCGTGATCATTTTTCCGGTTACCTCATCGCGATAACGAATTTTTTTGCGTCTGTAACGCCCTGTATCGAACAGGGCATTCTCCTGCCAGGCTTCCAGCTGGCCTTTTGTCGCCCCACTGAGATCCGCAGTGGCAATCATGAGTTGCTCACGAACAAACTGTAAATACTGGTTATTCATGCGCACTCCAGTTCTGTGATTTTTATCCCCAGCCGCCCGCCAGGAACAGGCAGGCCACGCACAATATTGATTTCATCAAACTGCTCATCGTCCATTAACAACCCCGCGTGCGTCAGCGCATCCAGCGGTGCTTTCAGAATATTGTCCAGGTCACGACGACGCTTATCCGGTGGCTCTGCAATAATTTTTATTGCCAGCCGTCCGGACAGGCTTAATTTCAGTCGCTGCTGGCGAACAATAAGCGACACTGCCCGGCGATAACGCTCCCCGGCTTTTGATACAAAATATGTGCTGCCACGGCGTCGCCAGTAAGTGTTCACCGTCGGCGGGTAAGGTAAAACCAAATCTATGAGCATCAGTCACCTCTTTTACCCAAGCACGCCAGTTGCAAAGGCGTGATCAAGAAAACGAAAAATTAAATCAACCTGAGAACCATGCTTTTCTTCGAACGCCAGCGGATCCGCATGAAGCTCGTTGTGATGCTCCCGACACAGCGGTAGCGTGAAAATATCGTGAGATTTTGTCCCCATTCCGCCCTGACCATGACCAATCAGGTGATGGGGATCGTCGGCTGGCTTACCACAACACGCACACGGCTGTGTCTTCACCCAGCGTTTGTATTTCTCGTTAACCCAGCGGCGACGTTTAGGTCGTTTCATGAAAGATTCCGGAGACTCAGGATCAACGGCAATGCTGACCACCGTCTTTTCCTGTGGTGAGTTCTGTTGCTGGTGGGCGTGAGGCAGCGGCGCAAGATTTTTTGTGCGCTGTTTCAGGATGCTGGTGGCGGTCTGCTCTCCCGGCACGATGTCGCTCTCGCGGTATACTGAGCGAATTTTTTCCGCACGTAACCCCAGAGAACGACGTAATGCTGCCTCTGGTAGCGCGTCCGCCACCTGATTGCAGACCGCCCACCAGGATAATTCAGCCAGCGATAATTCCCGCTCCTGCGTGCCATTCATTGCATGGCGTATGACGTCAATCATCCATGCTGACAAGTTTTGATGAGCAAGTTGCTCGAGTGATTCGGATGTCTGGTCACGCAGCTGGTTGTCGCAGTGCCAGCACAACACCATTGCGCCGGTACCATAACGGTGAATAACGGTTTCGCTGTGATGATAATCGCCGTGTGGCCACTGGCAGGATTTAATATGGCGCAACAGCCAGTCAGACAATGCACCAGCACCACCAGCAGCACGAATTACCCGTGCGTTACTGAAAAACGGCAGCAATGTTTTGTCTTCCACCAGCGGCTGGCGAACGGCAGGAACGACCCCGGACGGCAGATTACGCATGCTTTTCGGTTCCGGCTCCACCAGTACCCGGGTATTGTGGAATATAGGCATGGATTCACGGCCTGGCTTAAGGACCACCAGCCCGAGTTCCGGAACCAGAACAGGTCGAAGTAATACCCGCACGTTACCTCCAGATGCGTTGCTGGAATGTGCGGGACGGACGCGGTGGGCGTTCAGAGTAAGGAAGCCTGACGGAGATTATCCAGTGACGATAATCGAGGCTGAGGGTTTTCCTAAACTCATACCCACGTCTGCGGTAGTTCTGAATCAGCCATTCGGCCTGTTCTTCAGTGCATGGGGCGTGCTGTAACCAGTCAGATTTGAATGCATGAGAACGCCGCCCGTGCCTGCTGGCAAAGACGGCTGAATTATCAGAATTGTATAATTTGGTATCGTGCGCCATCGGTTGTCTCTGCTGGCGCAGCAGGTGCCAGTTGTTCAGGCTGGCGTGCGAATTGTAAACCAGAATGCCAGGAAAAAACAAAACCCGCCGAAGCGGGTTAAGTGCGGGTGCGTTGAGGATGCCTGACTCATCAGAGGTGGCGAGGGATTTCTCCCTCGCCAGGTCTCTTACTCCTCAGGTTCGTAAGCTGTGAAGACAGCGACCTCCGTCTGGCCGGTTCGGATTCGTACCTCGCAGAGGTCTTTCCTCGTTACCAGTGCCGTCACAATGACGGTAATACAGATGACGATCAGGGCGACTAACATCGCCTTTTGCTGCTTCATAGCCTGCTTCTCCTTGCCTTTCGGCGTGTAAGAGGCTAACCTACATGTGACTAGCATGAAATTGGCCTCAGATTAATGTTAAGCGTCCTGCAAGACGCATAATGTTAACTGGGGCTTTTCTCTATCTGCCGTTGGTGTTCATGCCCGAGGCAGATAGCCTCAAGCACCCGCAGCAATTCTACTTAACTCACGTCACCTCGCCAATATGAAATCAATCAGAAAGGTGATCCATAAAATCACTCCTTCTCTTCTTTTCCGTAGTGGAGTTGGCCAATTTTGATAAGAGGGCGTCCCTGAGATTTGCGGTGTAGATTGGTATCGCGCAGAGAATACACACAGCCACAATATTCCTGCTGATAGAATTTTTCGCGCTTGCTGATTTCAATCATACGGGACGAGCCGCCCTGCTTGCGCCAGTTATAATCCCAGTACACCATACCCGGATAATGCGCAACAGCTCGCCGCCCACACTCGTTAACCTGCTGCATATTTTTCCAGCGTGAAATGCCCAGTGAACTGCTGATCACACTGAAACCATTTTCAGCAGCGTACAACGCTGTCCGCTCAAAACGCATGTCAAAACACATGGTACAACGGATCCCCCTCTCAGGCTCCCATTCCATTCCTTTGGCACGTTCAAACCAGTTGTCGGTGTCGTAATCAGCATCGATAAACGGCACGCCGTGTTGTTCAGCAAAGCGAATATTTTCATCCTTACGAATTAAATACTCTTTCTGAGGATGAATGTTCGGGTTGTAGAAAAAGATGGTGTAGTCGATTCCCGAGGCCTGAAGCGCCTCCATCACTTCACCGGAACATGGAGCACAGCAAGAGTGCAGTAGTAGTTTGTTTGCCCCGTTTGGGAGTTCCAATTTAGGCCGTTTGAAATCAGCAATAGTCATAAATATTTTTATTGGGGTCATGAAAATAGCACAGAGTGTAGCATCAGAGCAGGGCTATCGGGAATATATGTCTAAATCTGGTAATATCTGGTTTTGACGCAAAGCGGACAACCACGCTGGCTCTACCCTGCGCCATGAAAATGTCAATTCACATCTGAACTAATGCTCTTTAATCTAGTAACGTCTAAAATACCTAACATTTCCTTGATAAAATGCCAGTACACGCTGCATAACTTCGCTCTGGCGGCACTCACGACAAATTATGTTCTGCCGTCTGTTGTAACGACGTATTTCTCCGTCAGGTAACTTTCGAATCAGTGTCGGGTCAGCAGCCTTCTCCGGTGTCTTACGCCATACGCGATACGCCTGCTCTGATGGAAATACCCCGCAATCAGAGAGCCAGACATCACCACTGGCCGCAAGCGCACCAGATAAACGACGAATAGCGGTCTTACTGACACCCGTTTTATCTGCCAGTTGTCGAAAAGTTTCTCGTCCGCTCAGGCGCACGAATTCCACAATGCGCGCCTTCACTTCTTCCCGCTCTTCTGGTGTAAATACTTTTGCCATAAGCGCCTCCGGCAATCACTTTTCCGACACAATACGACCGGATGAATCGACAATCTGTCGAACAATATCCCGGTGCTTGTTCAGCTCCCGCAGCGCGGCGCAGACTCGCTCCCACTTCTGAACCTGACCTTTTGCCCGGCGCAGCTCGCGGTTAGCCACATGCAGCGATGGTAAAATCAGACCATCCGGATGTTTTCTGGTGAACGACGGCTGTGACTGCACTGTGACCGCCACACTTTCCGTTTTTATTTCTTCCTGTGTTTCTGCTTCCCGGACAGGTAACGCAACACCTGCTGGCTGAGGAAAGGCTTTACCATCGGTTTCCGCTACGGATGCAGCTTCCGGCTCTGCCGGTAAATCAGCGCCCGGTATGCAGTAACGAAATTTACCGCCCTGATTCACGCGAATCAGACGCCCTTTGCTGATTGCCATGGCCAGCGATGAATTCGCCCGGCGGGAGGTAATCCCGAACATCAGTGCCAGCTCATCCGCCGTTTGTGGGCCATGTTGTTCAATCGCCTCAGTCAGCATTTGCGCTGTCACTTTCGGTACCGGTGACACCGGTTCACTTTCACCAGCCTGAATCAGCCGCCACATCGAACCCTTGTTATCCGCTTCACCGCGGCGCTTCAGTTTCCACAGTTCGTTGACCGCATCTTCACGGCTGATTCCAAGGCGGGCCGCCACTACCTGTGAAGAGGCTCTTTTCAGTGCTTTCAGTGCGTCAAATACGGTTTCCATTAAAATTTCCTCCGACAAAATCGTTTCTCAGATTCAAATAAAACCAGCTGCCTTCCGGCGTTCGTATTCCTGTTTCAGCCGTTCAATTGGCGTTGGCCCTTGCGGGTGTTTCGCCCCTTCCAGTTGTCGTCGCACTGGCGGAACACTCATCCCGTTACCAACATGCTTTGCCCATTTCGTCAGTTGCCGTTCCGCAAGTCGTTTTAACTCACCCTGCGTCATCTGGCGCTCAATCCCTCTGGTACGCATTTCGAGGCAGATGTGGTACAGCACAGGCTGTGGCCACGGGTATTTATCACTCCCGTCGTATCGCCAGGATTCATTGCGCCAGCGCCGGTACTCTTCCATCACTGCATCCACCGTAAGACCAAATGGATTTGCCCCACTCTCCGAAATCAGTGCAACAAACTCAGCCAGGTCCGGGGGCCACGTTTCACCCGCCCGGCAGCGGTCCATGCACTGACGGCAGACCAGCCGGATTTGCTGTTCAGTCATCGCGCCAATCTGGGCAATCCAGAGCTTCGAAGGTGCGGCCCCGTTCTTCTGGGTCCAGCGGTTCGAATACACCTCCCCCATAAGCTCCCACAGCTTCCAGGCCGTTTCCGTCGCTGATAAATCCGTTTTCACGTTCCCACTGCTCACGTGCTGCCCGAATTTCCTGAACTGCCCGTGATGCGGTGCCACCTGGTGCTGCTGCATGGTTTACCCCCTTGCTGACTGGTTTTACCTGTGCCCTGACGTGCTGCACGTGGCGGGCAAATTTCTGCTCCCACTGAACCTGCGTGAAAACCTTCCCCTCCGCCATCCAGTAATCCCGGAATGCGGCAAGCTCTGCAGGTGTAAATTCCGGCTCAGGCAGAGCCATACCCCACACTGCTGCCCGTTGTCGAAAATCCGACGACGGCTGCCAGACAGTAGTCATCGAAAATTTCCCGATCGGTTCGCTCAGGCCGTCCAGGTATTCAGGTTCGGCTGTCTGCAACGGCGCACCATGCGACTCACCGGTTGGAGCACTCTCGCGCATGCGCGCGTTATGTGTGGGGTTTAATTCTGTATCTGTATCTTTATCTGTCGTGACTTGTCGTGACGGATGCGTGACACGTCGTGACTCATCGTGACAATCAGCATCATATTTCCGCAGCTTTTCGCGCTCCCGCTGCGCTCTCTTGCGCTCTGCCGGGGATTTTGCCGTTTGCGAAACGTTACCATTGTCCTCTTTCAGCACCTGACGTTTTTCCCATCCGGAAATAAGGTCACCATCCAGAACCCGCCCCTGCATTGCATGCAAAATTGAATCAATTACGTCTTCCGCCACATCAAGCGCACTTGCTAAATCTTCCGTCGTGACATCAATGTGACCACGTAGTGACACGCCGTGACATGTCGTGACATTTCGTGACGCACTCACCAGAAGGTGGATATACACCGCCATCACTGTTGCGATTGGCTGTCCTGAGACCCTGGCAATGGTTCGCCATTTGGGATCATTTGGCATGTCATGCCACAATCTGAGCCAGGCATTAGCCATACTCACCTCATCTGATACCGAACTTTACCCTCGAACATCCGGAAGAAATCCGGCATGAATATTGTTGGTCAATGCACGACAACAGCATTACCAGGCTGACCACCACTGTTAGTCAGGGTGCCCCAGGCGATCGCCGCTGCGACAAAATCATCCACATCTTTCACCAGCCGATCCCTCCGTTCGACGATCTCACGGTAATATTCAGAGCTGTGACTGCGCATACGGGCCACCAGCAGAGGCGGCATTGCCTTTTCGATCGCCGGTAACAGAGCCTGAATTTTTTCAACAGCATCAGGGGTGTCTTTATCCAGCCAGCGGAAAATTTTCTGGGTATTACGGGCCAGGGCTTCCGGATGGCTGTCGTCGTACAGTTCCGGGAACGTCATTCCCAGCTCGAAATACGCTTTGGTAATTTTCGCAGCCGGTACTTTTTCGCCGTCCGGATGCGCCCAGACATTCATCGCCATGCGGATGTGTTCATGCTTGATTTTCATGAATCAAGCTCCTAGAAAGTGGTTGTGTTAACGTTTTGGTATCTTCCAGCTCGGGCCAAATATTCATCCAATCAAAAGGCCTTAGTTGCTGACGTGTAACTTCACCATTACTGGCTCGCTCAATAAGGACACATAACGATGCCCCTAACACTTGACCTTTACTCAATGCTTTTCTTAGATAACCGATGCTGGTACCACACTCGCATGCAAACATACGCTGTTCATCTGACGAAAGAGAATTGAGAAATATTCTTAATTCTTCCATAGCTACTCCTTAGTAAACACAGCAAAGAATACCCACAGGTAAACAAAAGTCAATACCCACAGGTTGTTTACCTTGCGGTAATTGCATCTATTATTTACCTATGGACAAATATGAATTTAGACGACAGCAACTCATCAAAATTCGTGATGAGAAATGCGATGGTAAAGCGGTTAACGTGGCCAGAAAGATCGGGCGCGAGCCTTCTTATGTATCAAGAATGTTGTACCCAGAGGGGAAAAAGGGAAAAAAACGGATCGCTGATGATATGGTGGAGATTATCGAAGAGTCCTTTGGGTTACCCCGGGGATGGATGGATGGTATCGTTTCATCATCAACGAACACAGCCTCCAGTTATGAAACAAGGGTTCTAACGCCACGACAACGTATTTTTTTAGATCTCTTAGACGAACTGCCAGAAAGTGAAGCGGATAAATTATTAAAAACTCTTGAAGAGAAAAAACAGTATTACAATATGATCTACGAAGAAATCCGTAAAAAGAAAGCACAAAACGCATCATAGCTCACCAAACAACTAGTCACCAGTTAAGACACCGCAAAAATTTACCCATAGGTATTTACTTTTTAAATACCTATGGGTATCCTTCTTTTCATACCAACCCACCCCGCCCCACAGAATGCAGGGCAATACTTCGAGTTACCCGGCAGTGGTCAGGGGTTAAGTAGCCAGCCCGAGGCGTATGAACATGACGGCGGGAACACTTTGTATAACAGCGCAGCAGGTTTTTGTTCCGCTACCCCGGCGTTAAGGGGAAATGAGGTCAGCATGGATACTATCGAGCTTGGCAACAGCGAATCTCTGGTATGCGGCGTGTTTCCCAACCAGGACGGCACGTTTACCGCGATGACGTATACCAGAAGCAAAACGTTTAAAACGGAAGCTGGCGCGCGTCGCTGGTTAGCAAGAAACTCTGACTGATGAAGGTTAGTAATTAAAGAGTTCTCCACAGGCGAAGTGGAATACGTTCGCCGGACACGGGTAAGCATTCGGCATGCTCTTTAACAATCTGGGTATTCCTAACCACAAAGGAATCGCATCAATTTGGATTTTGCAGACAGTTTCTCTTGTTGTTCTACGGAGATTCCTATTTTGATCTGGGTTTTTAAGATTGCGATATCTTTAAGCGACGACCAAATATTATCATCTGTTTTTTCCAGGAGCTTTAACTGCATTTTCAATTCCGAATCGGAATATTTTTCTGCATCATCATAAAGCTGCAGATATTCTGCGGATTTTCTCATTGCGTTACCTGACTTTTGTCCGAATCCGTAAATCGTTTGAACGGTTGCTATCACAACAATGAGAACTCCAGAAACTTCAGGAATAAATCCACCAATGACAGATGAACCGAGGATAATACTCACCACTGAGAAAAGTTTATCGAGACGACCAGTCGCTACAGAGAATAGTTGTTCAAGAAAATAACCATATAAAACCCTGTCAAGAATATCATCCCGGTCCATATATCATCACCTGCTTGTTTGATTGTTGCTGTTCCCCCTCTCCTCTGAAGGAGCTGGAGATGGTTTTGGTCGAATGTTTTTCTCAGGTATATGTTTCCTGGTATTCGGAATGTCCGCCCTGTCCGCAGGCTTACCAGTACCTGAACAATTCTTTTGAACCACCATATAAAACACCTTCCTGTTGTTGGGGATATCCAGATTATACAGATTTCCTGTTATTGGGGAATGACGGAAACCACCTCGCCTGACGTGGTTAAAAGCAGGCACACAACACGAAAGCGCACGGCGAGATTCCTTTGCATATAAGGCTTGTCGTTAAATTTCTTCGACCGTGCACTTCCGGTTGTGGCACTCCGCGAAATGGCGCGGCGGTAAGTATGGCTGGGGTTTCCTCCATTGCTCCAGAAAATGCACCGGGTTGTCAGGTTGACCATACGCTTAAGTGACAGCCCCGCCACAATACCCATGCGTAGTCTTTGGTGGCATCAGTTCTACTCCGTGACTGCTCTGCCACCCTTTTTAAAGTGAATTTTGTGATGCGGTGAATGCGGCTATGCGCACGCGGAACAGTTAAAACCGTAAAGTGGTCTTTTACGGGGCGTAACGGGCATCCTTCTGTATTCCGGCGTTAATTGTTAACTGGTTAACGTCACCTGGAGGCACCAGGCACTGCATCACAAAATTCATTGTTGAGGACGCGATAATGGAAACGTTATTACCAAACGTTAATACGTCTGAAGGTTGTTTTGATATTGGTGTTCTGCTCAGTAACCGGGAGTTTACGGAAGATGCCATTAAGATGAGAAAATATGAACCTTATCTTCTCAATGATAATTCCATACTTTCCAGAATTGCCCTTCTTGAACTTGGTATTATCGGAGAACAGCAGTGACTTCAGCGTTTGCACTGATAATGACCGTTTTTCTTATAACGGGTGAGCCGCAGAATGTGATTACCGGAATTTATGACAGTAAGTCATCCTGCATTCAGGTAAGGGACGAACAAAAAATCCCCGGTGAATGCCTCCCGTTAAAAAAAGTATCGCTGTACCTGAATAACGAAACACCGGCTGGATAACCCGCCAGCCATATTAACGCCATACCAACGGATTAAAAATGCCAGCAATGGCAGGAATTTGTTCATCCTTAAAATGGTTATGAGGTTTATCAATGAACGCTGATAAAGAAGAAATTGCACTATATTACGAAGCCAAAAATGACAAAGTCAGAAAACGCCTTGGGATTAAAGGTGGTTTTTACTGGCGCACAGCAAAAAAATTATCGGTTGCAATATCACGCGGTGTTGCTGCAATGGACGATGCCGGATTTGACGAAGAGGATTTTAAAAAACCCATCCGCGTCCATTTACCCGTTGTGAATGACCTTCCACCGGAAGGTGTGTTTGATACTGAATTCTGCAACCGATACGAAAAAGGCGGAGAAGATGGTATCACAATGATATTTATAGCGCCCTCCCCCTCAGTTCAGGACAAACCAGCCAGCACTGACAATACCAACGTCAATGGCGAAGACATGGCTGAGATTGAGGATAATATGCTCCTGCCGATTTCCGGTCAGGAACTGCCCATTCGCTGGCTTGCGCAACATGGCAGCGAAAAACCGGTAACGCACGTTTCACGAGAAGAACTTCAGGCATTACATATCGCACGAGCTGAAGAACTACCGGCTGTTACTGGCCTGGCTATTTCCCACAACACAAAGCTGCTCGACCCGCTGGAGATTCGCGACCTTCACAAATTGGTACGCGACACTGACAAAGTTTTCCCTAATCCCGTTAATTCCAGTCTGGGGTTCATGACTGCTTTTTTCGAAGCATACCTGGACACTGACTATACCGATCGAGGTCTGCTGACAAAAGAGTGGATGAAAGGAAATCGTGTTTCTCGCATCACCCGCACGGCTTCCGGTGCAAATGCCGGTGGCGGAAATAAAACCGATCGTAATCCTGACTTAGTACACACCCTCGATACTCTGGATGTGGAGGCTGCAGCAGCCACGCTTCCGATGGATTTTAATATTTATGAAATTCCCGGGAGCGTTTATCGTCGCGCAAAAGAAATCGTCCTGAAAAAAGAAAGTCCGTTCAGGGAATGGTCCGCAGCACTTCGCGCAACCCCTGGTATCCTGGACTATTCCCGCGCAGCTATTTTTGCACTTATCCGAAGCGCCCACCCTGAGTTTTATCACTACCCGGGGCGCCTTCAGGGGTATATCAATGCCAACCTGACAGAAACTGATCACGAGAATCCCACAGCTGAAACGCTCATGGCTGCCCGGCATACACCGGAAAAAGATATCCTGGAAGAAATTAACGGCGGACTGGCTGCTGAGTGCAAAACAGAAGAAGAAAAAAATGATGAAGATAACCCGCAGCCGCTGGATGACAAGTCACAGGTAAAAGTTACCGCTGACGAAGTAAACAAAATTATGCAGGCAGCCAATATCAGCCAGCCTGACGCCGATAAGTTGCTTGCTGCCTCTCGCGGAGAATTTGTTGCAGGGATTAGCGACCCGAATGATCCGAAATGGGTAAAGGGGATTGAAACCCGCGATTCTGTAAACCAGAACCAGCAAGAATCGGAACAGAACGACCAGAAAGCGGAACAAAACAGCCCAAATGCGTTACAAAACGAGCCAGAAACGAAACAACCTGAACCAGTAGTGCAACAAGAACCGGAAAAGATCTGCACCGCCTGCGGTCAGACCGGCGGCGGCAACTGCCCTGATTGTGGCGCGGTGATGGGCGACGCAACATACCAGGAAACATTCGATGAAGAGAATCAGGTTGAAGTTCAGGAAAATGATCCGAAGGAAATGGAAGGCGCTGAACATCCACACAAGGAGAATGCTGGCAGCGCTCAGGATCACGCCAGCGATAGTGAAACTGGCGAGACGGCAGATCCCTTAATTACGGTGAACGGTCATCACGTTATCACATCCACCAGCAGGTTGTGGCACCATCTGATGATTGACCTTGAAACAATGGGCAAAAATCCTGATGCCCCGATTATCTCAATAGATGCAATATTTTTCGATCCGCAAACCGGAGATATGGGACCGGAATTTAGTAAGACTATCGATCTGGAAACTGCTGGCGGAGTCATTGATCGTGACGTCATTAAAAGGTGGCTGAAGCAATCACGTGAAGCGCAGTCTGCCATTATGACCGATGAAATCCCGTTAGATGATGCACTGTTACAATTGCGGGAATTTATCGACGAAAACTCCGGTGAATTTTTTGTTCAGGTCTGGGGAAATGGAGCCAACTTCGAAAACACGATTTTGCGCCGTTCATACGAACGGCAGGGGATCCCCTGCCCGTGGCGTTACTACAACGATCGCGATGTACGCACAATCGTTGAGCTGGGGAAAGCCATAGACTTCGATGCCAGAACTGCTACCCCATTCGAAGGTGAGCGCCATAATGCACTTGATGACGCCCGTTATCAGGCAAAATACGTTTCAGCTATCTGGCAAAAACTGATCCCGAGTCAGGCTGATTTTTAATGTTCAACCGTCGCCGGTTGCAATTGGTATTCTGCAACCGGCGTTCATCTGATGTAAGAGATAAAGAATCGATGAGCGAAGTAATCATGATCGTCTCTCCTGGCAAATGGGTATCCGAAGAGCAGTTAATTGCACTTAAAGGAATCAAAAAGGGAACGCTAAAAAAAGCCAGGGAAAAATCGTTTATGGAAGGAAGGGAATATAAGCATGTCGCTCATGACGGTATGCCATGGGATAACAGTCCATGCTTTTACAACCTGGAAGAAATTGATCGCTGGATTGAGCGCCAGGCATCTGCAAGACCAAGACGTCATCTTGCTTGACTAAAAGCAACACGAACCAATGAGAGAAGCTGAAATGAAATATCCGACAGGCGTGGAAAACCATGGAGGGAAATTACGTATCTGGTTTGTTTATAAAGGTGTAAGAGTCCGGGAAAATCTTGGGGTTCCTGACACAGCAAAAAACAGACGCATTGCAGGTGAGCTACGCGCCTCTGTTTGTTACGCAATAAAAACTGGCGCTTTCGACTATGCAAAACAGTTTCCCGCCTCACACAATCTGGAAAAATTTGGTGAGGCCCGACAAGATTTAACCATAAAAGAACTGGCTGAAAAATTTCTGGCACTGAAAGAAACTGAAGTCGCAAAAACGTCACTCAACACGTACCGTGCCGTCATCAAAAATATTCTGAGCATAATAGGTGAAAAAAATCTTGCATCATCGATTAATAAAGAAAAATTGCTGGCGGTACGTAAAGAGTTACTGACTGGATACCAGATCCCCAAAAGTAACTATATTGTTACACAACCAGGGAGATCGGCTGTTACCGTAAATAATTACATGACAAATCTTTACGCCGTGTTCCAGTTTGGTGTTGATAACGGTTATCTGGCAGACAATCCATTTAAGGGGATCTCACCATTAAAGGAGTCGAGAACCATCCCGGATCCACTTTCGCGGGAGGAGTTTATCCGCCTTATTGACGCGTGCAGAAATCAGCAAGCCAAAAATTTATGGTGTGTTTCCGTTTATACTGGGATTCGCCCTGGTGAACTCTGTGCGCTTGGATGGGAAGATATAGATCTGAAAAATGGAACAATGATAATCAGAAGAAATCTGGCAAAAGACCGTTTTACAGTACCAAAAACACAGGCGGGAACCAATCGTGTGATTCACCTTATTAAGCCCGCAATCGACGCTCTCCGGAGTCAGATGGCACTAACGAGACTGAGCAAAGAGCATATCATCGATGTTCACCTCAGAGAATTCGGCAGAACAGAGAAACAAAAATGTACCTTTGTTTTTCAACCTGAAGTGTCAGCGAAAGTAAAAAATTATGGTGACCATTTTACCGTTGACTCAATAAGGCAGATGTGGGACGCAGCGGTAAAGCGTGCCGGAATCCGCCATCGCAAATCGTATCAGTCGAGACACACTTATGCCTGCTGGTCGTTAACAGCAGGAGCTAACCCGGCATTCATTGCAAACCAGATGGGCCATGCAGATGCGCAAATGGTGTTTCAGGTGTACGGGAAATGGATGTCAGAAAATAATAATGCGCAGGTAACGCTGTTAAATACACAGTTAAGCGAGTTTGCCCCAACCATGCCCCATAACGAAGCAATGAAAAATTAA